AATGGTGCTCAGTATCGTAAGGATATACATGGATTTCTTCCTGAGATGATGCAACGCATCTACGATGAAAGGAAGATCTATAAGAAGAAAATGCTCGCTGCCAAGCAGGAGTTTGAGAAGACTGGTGATCCTAAACTAAAGAATGATATCTCCACCTTCAACAACATTCAAATGGCAAGGAAGATTCAACTTAATAGTGCCTATGGTGCTATTGGTAATCAATACTTCCGTTACTATAACTTGGCAAACGCTGAGGCAATCACTCTATCTGGTCAGGTCTCTATCCGATGGATTGAAAATAAGATAAACAAATTTCTTAATAAACTATTAGAGACAGAAGATAAAGATTATGTTATTGCTTCTGATACCGATTCCATTTATTTGCATATGGATCCTTTGGTTAAAAAGATATTCAAAGAGCGAGAGGAGAGCGATCAAAGCGTATTGCGGTTCCTTACGAAGGTGTGTGATGTGGAATTTGAAAAGTATATTCAGAATTCTTATGAAGAATTGGCAACCTATGTAAATGCCTACGAGCAGAAGATGTTTATGAAGCGAGAAAACATCGCTAATCGTGGTGTCTGGACTGCTAAGAAAAGATATATTCTAAACGTATGGGACAGTGAGGGTGTCAGGTATCAAGAGCCTTCCCTAAAGATCATGGGTATTGAGGCAGTCAAATCCTCTACCCCATCATCATGTCGTGGAGCACTCCGTGATGTCCTAAAACTCATGATGAATACAGACGAGCGTCAGGTGCAGAAGTTTGTCAAAGACTTCGAGAAGCAGTTTAAACAACTGCCCACAGACGAGATTGCATTCCCTCGATCATGCAATAACCTAAAGAAGTATCACGATCCAAAGAAATTGTATGGAGCACATTGCCCCATTCACGTCCGAGGTGTGCTACTATATAATAACTCTATTAAAAAGAATAAACTTACCCATAAGTATCCCCTCATTCAAGAGGGTGAAAAGATCAAGTATGTCTTCCTCAAGACACCTAACAAACTTGGTCGCCATGGGGAGAAGGGTGACTTCCAAAATGTCATCTCTTTCTTTAGGACACTCCCCTCGGAGTTTAAACTTGAGGATTACATTGATTATGATATGCAATTTTCTAAAGCATTTCTTGATCCACTTTCCGTTATTCTTGACCAGATCGGTTGGTCTGCCAAGAAGCGTGCCACACTAGAAGCCATGTTTGGTTAATTATGACAAGTAGTTTTTTCACTGAAATTGTAAAGGAGATTGATAATGAATACGCAGCAGTTGCCTCTGAAGGTATCACTGCAGGTGACATTACTCAATATGTAGATACTGGATCTTATATTCTTAACGCTCTATTGAGTGGCAGTATCTATGGTGGTCTACCTTCTAATAAGATCACAGCACTAGCAGGTGAGAGTAGCACAGGTAAAACATTCTATGCACTCTCTGTTGTCCGTCACTTCCTAGAGACTGACCCTGATGCAGGTGTCATTTATTTTGAGTCAGAGTCTGCTATCTCTCGCAGTATGATTGAGGAGAGAGGCATCGATTCTAAACGCATGATCATTGTGCCTGTCACTACTGTGCAGGAATTCCGCACTCAGGCAGTTAAGATTGTTGATAAATACTTAACTCAGAAGGAATCTGATCGCAAACCATTGATGTTTGTGTTGGATTCATTGGGCATGCTATCCACTACAAAAGAGATTGGAGACACAGAGGCAGGCAAAGACACACGAGATATGACTAGAGCACAAGTCCTTAAGGGTGCCTTTAGGGTCTTGACATTGAAACTAGGTCTTGCTAATGTACCTATGATCGTTACTAATCACACCTATGATGTTGTCGGTAGTTATGTGCCCACGAAGGAAATGGGTGGCGGTAGTGGTCTTAAGTATGCTGCTTCCACTATCGTATATCTTTCCAAAAAGAAGGAGAAAGATGGTACGGATGTGGTTGGGAATATTATCAAGGTCAAGGCAGCAAAGTCTCGACTTACAAAAGAAAATTCACAAGTAGAGACGAGGTTATTCTATGACGAACGCGGACTGGACAAGTATTATGGGTTACTGGAATTGGGTGAGAAGTATGGAATCTTCCAACGGATCGGTAATCGCTACCGTGTTGGTGAATCTTCTGTTTATCCTAAGTCTATTCTCGCTGATCCCGAGAAGTACTTCACAGAAGAAGTAATGCATGAATTGGACGAAGCCGCTAAAAAAGAATTCTGTTATGGCGAGTGATTTAAAAGATTTTATCCGAGTGTATGATAATGCACTCGACCCAAACTGCTGCAACAATGCGATTAAACTCTTCAACGAGACACCTGATGCACAGGATCGTTGGGAGAATTCTCACAAACCGCAGTTTACCCAGATGAATATCACTCTCCTTGCTGAGAGAGATAAGAATCAGGCATGGACAGCGATCCAGAATCAAATTATTACTGCTATTCAAAACGTATCCGAATTTTATATGCGTGATACAGGGTGCTCACCCTTTTGGCCACCTAAGAATAGTATTGAGCAGATCCGTATGAAGAAGTATTCAGTTGATACTGAGGATCGATTTGATATTCACATTGATGTAGGTGACCATGCTACGGCACGTCGCTTCCTTGTTATGTTTTTCTATCTTAATGATGTCAATGAGGGAGGAGAGACTACCTTTCCTGCTCTAGATCTTAAGGTAAAACCAAAGCAAGGTAGTGTGCTATGCTTCCCTCCTGTATGGATGTATCCTCATCTCGGAGAGCAACCTATTAGCAATGACAAATACATTGTAGGCACATATCTACACTATCAATAATGCCAGGTATAGAAGAAATTGTTATTAGTAATCTGATTTGTAATCCAGATTACATGAGAAAGGTTTTACCTTTCGTGAAAGAAGAATACTTTGATGATCTATCACAGAAGGTAGTCTTCAAAGAGATATCTGAATTTGTTAATGAGTATGACAACCTCCCAGAGCCTAATGCTATTGCTCTAGAGGTTGAGAAGCGTAAAGATTTGACAGAGGATGCTGTCAATCAAGTCCTACAAATCCTTAAAGGACTAGATAGGACGGAGTATAATGAAGAATGGTTGCTTGACACTACTGAGAAGTGGTGTAAAGAGCGAGCGATTTATAATGCTCTCATGGAGTCTGTCCAAATTGCCGATGGTCAGGATAAGACTCGTAATCAGGATGCAATTCCGTCAATTATGTCGGACGCACTTAGTGTGTGCTTTGATGACCATGTAGGACACGATTACATTGAGGATTCAGAGTCAAGATATGACTTCTATCACAGAAAAGAAGAAAAGATCCCATTTGATCTCGACTTCTTCAACAAAATTACAAAAGGTGGGTTACCTAATAAGACTCTCAATATCGCACTTGCTGGTACAGGTGTCGGGAAAAGTCTATTCATGTGCCACGTCGCTAGTGCCTGCCTCTTGCAGGGCAGAAACGTTCTCTACATTACACTTGAAATGGCAGAGGAGAAGATTGCTGAGCGAATTGATGCCAACCTCCTCGACGTCCCAATCCAACAACTAAGTGATCCCTTATTCAGTAAGAGTAAGTATCAATCTAAGATAGACAAGTTGTCAGAGAAGACACAGGGTCGCCTTGTTATCAAGGAGTATCCCACTGCATCTGCACATGTTAATCACTTCAAGTCTCTACTCAATGAGTTGTCACTGAAGAAAGGTTTTCATCCTGACATTATCTTTGTAGACTATCTTAATATCTGTGCATCGTCACGATATAAAAACAACATTGTGAATTCCTATACTTATGTCAAATCAGTTGCCGAAGAGTTACGAGGACTCGCAGGCGAATTCAGAGTCCCGATCGTGTCCGCTACGCAAACCACTCGCTCAGGCTACGGCAATAGTGACGTGGAGCTTACTGATACTAGCGAGTCTTTCGGTCTGCCTGCAACTGCTGATCTTATGTTTGCACTTATTGCAACTGAAGATCTAGAAAACATGAATCAAATCATGGTCAAACAGTTAAAGAATAGATATAATGACCCTACAGTCAACAAACGTTTTGTGTTAGGTATTGACAGAGCGAAGATGAGGCTGTATGATTGTGAGCAGTCTGCTCAAGACAATATTCTTGATGCTAATCAAGAAGAATTTACAACCGATACCAAATCCAAATTTCAAGGTTTTAAAATATGAAGGTTAATCCTGGCGGTTTTGCCCCTGCACCAGAGACAGGTGGTGGTGATGACATCCAACAACAAGCAGAGAAGTTTTCTAATGCTGCAACGGACGCTGCAGAAAACTTTGAGCGAGCAGCGAAAGAAGCAGCAGAAGAAGCACCTAAGGATGCAGAAGATGTTGTAACTGATCAACGCTTTAACAGTGCTTATAAGACTAAGCAAAAGGTAAGGCAGAAGATGAAGACTGCTGAGAAAAATAAGAAGTCAGGTGCCAACAAAATTAACATTAACTTTGATAGGTATGCTGAATTTGTAGATCAAACATGCTCCAACCCTAGTAAAGACTACAAAGTCTTTAAGGCACGGATGGATGAGTTGACTGCAAACGGTTGCGATATCAATCGTCTTGACACTGCTGCCTCAGGAATGTCTGCAGAAGGCGGTGAGTTTATGGAGATCGTAAAGAAACTTAAATACCAAGGCAAACCATGGAATGAGGATACCAAGGATCACCTTATCAAAGAGTTGGGTGACGTCCTATGGTATGCACAGAATGCATGTGCTGCACTTGACGTCCGTATGGATGAAGTTATCTATATCAATACTCTGAAACTAGCAGCACGCTACCCTAAAATGAAGTTTGATGAGTATTACTCCGAAAATAGGAAACCAGGTGATATCTAATATTGGTAAGGTCTGGAAGTATAGTCTAGGAAGTTTTAGTGATGATAAAACTAAACCATATGACAACTATGTTGCTGCCGTCCGCTCTATTATTTTCATTTCTTATCTGGTTACTAATTGTTTTATCATTTCTGGTGTCATAAGACACTGGAATAATAGATCTGATTGTGACGAACCTAAATACAAGGTGTTACCAGTAACGACACATGTCACGCAAGACAGATCAAGAACCCTTGTTGGATGGAGAGGGGGCATCAGCAAAACCTCTTAAAGTAAATGCGGGGTTTCAATATGAGTTGGATCTCATCAGGGCACTGAGAGAGAAAGGTTTTAACGTGTCTGATCCTGCAGGAGCGGACAGTGCCAAGGCAGACTTGGAGTTGACACCTACTTATAAAGCACAGGTTATTAAGTTTGAGTTAAAGGAGAAGTTGTCTGCCGACTTCGCTCAAATGAATTTTGATTTTGATACTGGGTCAATGCAGTTTACCATTGACAAGACTAAAGCATCTGCTCAGAAGGAAGCAGCAAAGACAATGATTGGTATTGCTGAGTCTTATAATATTATAAGAGAAGCAAACGCTCATTGGAATCCTAAAAGAAATATACCTGCTAAGTTTACGTTGTCGAATGATGCAACCCTTGCACAACGTAAGTCAGCACACTCACTAGATCTTAAGAGATTTCCAGATAAGTTTCTAGCAGAGGGTCAAGCAGCAGCAAGAGAGGTAGAGAAATACTACAACTCAAAGAATACTTATTATATACAGGTGAAAGGAAAGGGACTATATTATATGGGAAGAGATGTTGAGGGATATGGATGCCCACAATTCTCTACCTCTGTAGCAAACAGTAGTATCAGAATTCGTATTAAGACTAACTCCAAGTCGAATGCAAGATGGTCGTTTCTGATGGCACTCAAGATCTCAGGACTTAGAAAGAGTAGTATGGATCTAGATGGCGACACGAATTTCCTGCTCAAGCCAGGTTTATAAGTGGCACACTACTTCACCATTACCGTAACCTATACATTATAATAAAGGCATGGCAAAAAACACCCATCTAGAGCACCTCGAAGACGACATCTTTAATCAGGGGTCAGCAGGTGCTGTCAATGCAGTCAATTTTCTAGAGTCACTTCGTGACATGCTTACAGCAGGTCAAGGTGGTGCCAATACAAAGGTGACTGTGAAGTGGGATGGTGCACCTGCTGTGATCTGCGGTAAAGATCCACAGACAGGTCAGTTTTTTGTTGGCACAAAGTCAGTCTTTAATAAGACGACACCAAAAATAGGTTACAATGAAGACTTCATCGACTTCCACTACGAAGGTGCTATCAATGGCATCCTCAAACAGTGCTACAGAGAGTTATCCAAACTCCCTATTGAGGGTATCCTCCAAGGTGATCTCCTCTATACTTCTACCCCTCCTCTTGTTACCATTAGTGGTAAGCGAGGCTATAGATTTAAACCAAATACAATCACTTACCTTGTAGATCAGAATAGTGAGATGGGTGGAAAGGTTGCAAAGTCTAAACTTGGCATCGTATTTCACACACGCTACTCTGGTGGTGATATAACTAGTTTGTCTGCATCATTTGGTGTAGATGTATCTGGTTTACAGAAGGTCAAAGACATTGCTGTATTCTCATCGACATTCCAAAACGTGAATGGTATTGCCAACCTAACGATTAGTGAGAGAAATCAGATCAACAATACTATTAGGCAGGCAAAGAGCAATCTTAAGTCTGGTGGTAAGTTTCTTGACGTCATAGTAAAGGATAAGAGTAGTTTCTCTCCTGCATCTATGTTTAAGATCTACTTCAACCAAGTTATTCGTAGTGGAAAGATCCCTACTACCTCTATGGGTATGGCAAAGGGGTTTGAAACCTTCCTAAACGACAGGTATAAGAAAGAAATCATCAAGAAAAAGACTGAGAAGTCACAGAAAGAATGGGAGAAGCGTCGTGCAGACTCTATTTCTTTCCTAAATAGTAACAAGACAACTATGTTCGCTGCTCTAGCAGGTTTTCGTAACCTAATGGACGCTAAGAATATGGTTATAAATAAACTGAAAAAGATTGAAGGTGTTGGCACCTTCCTCGAAACCGAGACAGGTTATCGTGTAACAAGTCCAGAAGGATTTGTTGCTATTAAAGATGGCACTGCACTCAAACTCGTTGACAGACTTGAATTTAGTCGTGCCAACTTCACCGTAGCAAAAGATTGGGGCTAATGCGTTTTCTAGATTTCATTCGAGAAGCAAAAGACACAAAGACAAAGAAACCCTCAGCGTCCGCAAAGGGTCAATCTTCCAGTGCAAAGAAACAACAACCAGATGACCCCCACGTTGCAATTACTTTTGGCAGGTTTAACCCTCCTCATGCTGGCCATGGTAAGTTACTCGATGCTGTTAGATCTTACGGAGGAGACTCTGGAAACTATAGAATCTACCCATCAAGATCCCAAGACCACAAGAAAAACCCCCTCTCAGCAGACCAAAAAGTAGGTCACATGAGAAAGATGTTTCCACATCACAAGGACAAGATCCAAAATAACGAGGCACACCGTAATATCTTTGACATCCTTAGAGACTTGAATGACGAAGGTCATTCTCATGTTACTATGGTTGTCGGTGATGACCGAGTAAAAGAATTTGAAACACTAGCAAACAAATACAACGGAGTCCATTACGACTTCAAATCTATCAATATTAAATCAGCAGGTGCTAGGGACGACAAGTCCGACGATCCTATCGAAACCATGTCAGCATCTAAGATGCGTGCACATGCACAAGGTAATGATCATGATTCATTCCATGGTGGAATGCCAAAGGGTATCAGCAAGAAACACAGTGCAAAACTGATGGCAGATGTCCTCAAGGGTATGACCCCACCACCTAAGAGTAAGAAACCTAAGAAGGGTGAAGGACTACATGAGTGGTTGAATGAATCCGTATGGGAATATGCACCTAAACTAGACTACGAAAACTTCCGTGACTACTATATGCTTAACCACATCTTCAAGGTGGGTGCACTAGTAGAGCATGATGATACAGGTCTTACAGGACATGTTGTGCATCGTGGCACTAATTATGTAATATTCAGAATGCCAGATGGCAATGAGCACCGTGCATGGTTACAGCACATCACTGAAAGAGAAGATCAATCTAACTATTCTGCAGACGATGGTAGTGGTAATACATGGAAAGTAGGCACAGATGCATACCGTAAAGCAGTGCAAGACATGACACCTGGACAAGCGACAATCAAATTTAGTGACTTTAGAAAGAAGTCTAAGACTAAATAATAATACATTCTTGACGACCAACTTAGTAAAGCAATGACTTTAGATATCAAAGTGTCTGCTGCACTCATGAAGTATTCCTTCCTAGAGCAGAGAAAAATCTTCCATGCACTAGAGACTGGCACTGTAGACAAACTGACTAAGCATCTACAAGAGGGTGCTGAGAAAGCAATCGATGTAATGGACTCATGGGAGCCTATCGTTGAGGGTTATGGCGGGTTTCCTATTGAAAAGGAAGCAGTTGCTAAGAAGAAGATGGAGTTTAAACGTGACAAGAATGTAGGTAGAGTCGTCACCTCTGGTGGAGATCAGATGCTAGTCACTGGTCGTAAGGCAGACGGACGCTATGTTGTTATGGGTAAGGACGGTCGTAAGACTGCAAAGGATGCAGTTGATATCGGTGTCGTTGCTAAAGAGCAGGTAGTGGGTGTTGATCTCGATGACCTGCATGAGTCAATGAAACAGGCTCGTAAGAATGTTGGTGCGTCTACTTGTTGGGACGGATACAAGGCTAAAGGCACCAAGAAAAAGGGAGGAAAGGTAGTCCCTAACTGCGTTAAAGAAGATGAGGTCGCTGAGGGTAAGAAAGGATTGTGGGATAACATTCACGCCAAGAGAAAGAGAGGCGAGAAACCTGCAAAACCTGGTGATAAAGATTACCCCAAGACACTTAACGTAGAAAGTAACCAAAGTTTTGATGCAATGATAGAAGCATTGTGTCTACCAGAGTATGAGGATCTAACGTTTGAAGAGATCCATGACATCTGTGTAGAGACTCTTCTTGAGTTGGATCAACCATTGCTCAATGAGGCAATCGATCTTATTGATTCAATGGAGCTTCTTACTGAGGCACCAAGTCAGCACTCTGCAAATCCTAATATTGCAGTGCAGGCACCTCAGAAAAAGAAGGAATCAGCAGCACCTGCAGGTAAACCATCCCTCAAGGATCGTATCAAGGCAGGTCTTAAGACTGCTGCTAAAGTAGTTGCTAAAGGTGCCGTTAAGGGTGCTAAGTATGCAGGTAAAGCTGCAGGCATGGCAAAAAATACAGCAGGCAAAATGGCTGCTGCTGCCAAAGACGGTTACAAATCGACCCAGACTGGGAAATCCTCATCTGGATCTAGCAAATCTACCTCTTCCACAATGAGTGACACTCCACCTAAGGATGCAGGATCATCTTCCTCGTCTTCTACTAGTGGTGGTGGATCAACAACAACCTCTGGATCTTCTGGATCTGGTGGTGACGGATCAAAGACTAAAGAGAATTTGAAGAAATTCGGATCTGCTCTTAAGAAAGGTATCAAGAAAGTTGTTGGTAAAGGATCTCGTTTAGTCTCCAAAGGAGCTGGCAAACTCGCAAAACGTTTGGGAGAACAGTCCAGATACGATTGGAGAAGTAACATTAAAGGAGACATTTGATGCAACCTACAAGTAAAACTGTTGATAGGAAAAGTGGTCTCAAGACTGTTACTAAGAAAGGTATTACAGTTAATCCAAAGAAGGAAGATCTTATGAAAGAAGCACTAAGAAACAGCGTTAAGGCATCTATAGATAGTCTTAAAGAAGCTGCTAAGAAAAATGCCAAAGGCAAAACCAAAGGTAAAGTCAAACGTTGGTGGGACGACGATGGTGATGGCATTGGCTATGAGCCTCATGAAGTAAAGAAGGAGCATCATCAGACTGATGCAGAAGGCAATGTGATTCCACATGAGGACGAAGAAGATAAAGCAGCAAAGGCTGTTATTAAAGAGAGAATGAGACAAAAGATGATCTCTTTAACACAACAACATGATGCACAACAAGCTGGACTTGAGCCTACTGAATATAAAAAGCTATAAATAAGGTACCCCTTGTTTATAGAATTATGTTGAGCTTTCTAATGCCCCTTGCCTATAAGGTAATTGATTCAGCAGTCGCTAAGATTCCTGACGACGCAGAATTGGGCGAAAAACTTATCGATATCTGTCTCCTTATCATCGGAAAGGCAGTAAAACTTACTAAAACCACAGCAGATGACGCTCTCTTTGAGAAAGTGAAGGAAGCTTTGGCTGCAAAGGAGTAAGTTATATAAATAACATATAGATGATACCACCCCGCTACTAGAGAAAAATGGCTGTATTTGGACTACTCGATGCGAAAGCAATGGGCACAAACATTGGTGTAACCAATGGAGATGCCACCGTAACAACTTCTGGAGACTTCACGGACGCTTCTGACAACCTTGTCAAAGTAGGTGACGTGTTGGAGATCTCTGGTGTCGCTTACATTGTAAAACAAGTAACGTCAGCAACTGCTCTAGAGCTTCATAAGGTGTATGCAGGATCTACTGCAACAATCACCGCAGCAAATGCCGTTAGAAGGACACCTCCTAAGGCAGTAGCAGAGTACGTTATCAAGGGTGGGGATAGCATCTCTGACTATCAGCTCGTATTTGTTGACGAGACTGAGAGGACAAAAGCAGCAAACGAATCTAGAGGTATCTCTGGTCCTGGTTGGTGGTTGTATCGCACATACACTACACACAATGGTGACACACGTCATAAGGCAGAGTGTCTTGCATTTACTCACGCTACCGCAGCCGCGGCTGGCGATGACGCAGACGATACAGTGGTAGCAGACGTCCAAGAAACAATTACTATTGGCACACAACCTGCAAACTCTACTTCATCTAGTGGAGCAGGGACATTTGCAGTTGCTGCTACAGTTGATCAGTCTGGCACAATCACTTACAAGTGGCAAAGACAAACTGCAAGTGCTACTGTTAGATGGGTTGATGTCGCTGCAGACACAGACACAGGAATTACATACGCAAACTTCACCACTGCAACTCTTGCATATAGTGGACTAGCAAGTGATGCGTTGGATGGATACAAATATAGATGCGTTGTAAATACATCTAAAGGTGCAGCTGAAGTGATCACTAACGGATCCGCAACCCTTACCTTTGGAAGCTGATAAATAAAATCAGGAAAATCCTGATTCGTAATGCGTTTTGAAAGTCTGACCGATAAGAATCACTTGCTGTTTGCAATCAAACACTATAGTAATCCGCAATCGGTTACCGTGGATGACTTCATGGAAGACATGAAGAAATTCAAATATCTTAAGCGACTGCTTAAAAGATACTTAAAGACTGGGACATTACGTACAAACTTAATAATCAACCATCTGGTTATACTATTCAATGTGTTTGGTGAGGCAACCATACCGTTGCTAATGTATAAGCTTGAGCGTGAGTATTGGTCTATACTTAAAACCTTTCTAATATTTTTAGATAGGTATCCAGAAATCAATGCAGGCTCATTTAACGATGTGGATATTGATATGGATGTATACGATACCTTGACGTCAATCAATGATTAATGAAGATGCCCCAACAATGAGTGCAGGCAACGGTGGATTCTCTGGATCTGCTGCTGCTAGTGGTCCTGTTGCAGGGTATGACCCCATGCTAGGGGGAAAGAAAGTCAAGAAGAGAAAGTATAAACCCAAAGGACACGTTGTAACTAACGTAGGAATAGGAGAAGAAGCAAGTCACTATCAAAAAGATAGCAGCATCATCCCTTACCTTATTCATTTCGATGGAATCGATTCATATGTTTTGTACGGTAAGTCACCGTCAGAAATAAAGATACAACTCAGAAAGATCTACAGACCTGAGGTGCATAACAAGATTAAAATCACACGACTATACCCTAATCAAGTAATAAAATTCTACTGGGACAAGAGACAAACAGCACTAGGCGTATAATGTCTGATATTAATTCTGCAATATTAGAAAGATTAGAAAGAGTAGTTGACACATTACAGGAAAATTCTGTAAAGATGGGTCAACTTCTTGCTGTACACAATGAAAAACTGGACAAGCAAGACAAGATCGATCAGGTTTTGTTTGAAAAGGTTGACAGAATCCACGCAGATATTACTAGAGAGACAGATGCTATCAAGAAAGGATGTGAGAGAGACATCCGTCTGGTAGACGACAGACTCCGTATGATGGAGAAGAAAATGTGGACTATCGCAGGTGCCCTCACAGTAATTTCTTTCGTAGTGTCTCCTGCAGGCCAGAAAATTTTAGGTAACGTGTTGACACCTGATCAACAATCCAGTATGATGGTCGGAGAGATACACCGACTTGGATGAGTTACATTGATACCCAATACATTGATCGTGTTGGTGTCAGATTAGAAAAATTCAAACATCAAGGACGCACCTACAACTTTAGGTGTCCCTATTGTGGTGACTCCCAACGCTATAAGAGTAAAGCGAGGGGGTATTTTTTTGTCCGCAATAATGATTACGTTTATAAATGTCACAACTGTGGTATCTCTAAGTCTCTTTCTACCTTCTTAAAGGATCAGGCATCAGACTTATACTCAGAATATCTCTTAGAAAAGTATAAGAAACCTAAGAAGAAAGACGTGCTACCTGACCTGTCAGCAAAGCCTTACTTTGCTAGTAAGCCAACAGGTCTGGAATCGATTGCTAGTCTAAATAATGAGCATCCCGCAAGAGAGTATTTAACAAAGAGGCAACTACCTGCAGAGGCATTCTATTCTCTGTATTATGTTGACAAGTTTAAAGCATGGGTCAACAAACAAAGTCCAAACTACTTTGAGAGTTTGAAGAATGACCAACCAAGAATCATCATCCCACTCATCGATGTGGATGGTAACTGGTTTGGAATACAAGGTAGGTCTCTAGCACCTAAAAGTGTGCTAAGATATATCACATGTATCTTCAACAAAGATAAGACTAAACTCTTTGGACTAGATCGTATCAACAAAGATGAGATTGTATATGTCACAGAAGGACCATTCGACAGTTATTTCCTTGGAAATGCTATTGCTATGTGTGGTAGTGATGTTGACTACAGCACTTTCGATTATCAATTTGTCTTCGTCTTCGACAACGAACCACGAAACAAGGAGATCGTTGATAAAATAAGTAACACTATTGATAAAGGATATCCTGTAGTGATATTCCCTAAAACAATTAAAGAAAAAGATCTCAATGACATGCACCTAGCAGGTCATGACGTTAAAGAGATCGTAAAACGTAACACCTTTAAGGGTGCCGAAGCAAAAGTAAAACTAACATTCTGGAAAAAGGTATGAGCACCAACGTCGTCAAGCGTAATGGCAGTGTTGAGTCACTTAACTTAGAAAAAATTCATAAGATGGTCGAGATGGCATGTGAAGGCATCGGAGGAGTCTCCGAGTCTGCCATCGAAATGAATGCTAACATTCAATTCTTTGACGGCATCAAAACTAATGACATTCAAGAGATCCTTATCAAGTCTGCAAACGATTTGATTTCTCTGGACGCACCAAACTATCAGTTTGTCGCAGCACGTTTGCTCCTGTTTTCTCTTAGGAAAGCAGTCTATGACAACCATCCAGACTCACATCCACATTTGTATCAGCACATCAAAGACTGTATTGATCATGGACTGTATGACCCTGCCCTTCTAGACGCTTATAGCGAAGAGGAGTGGGGCGAAATCAACAACATGGTTGACTATGATCGAGACTATTTGTTCACATATGCAGGTATTCGACAAGTAGTTGATAAATATCTCGTACAAGATCGATCCTCTGGTGAGGTGTATGAAACACCACAGCAGATGTATATCATGATCGCTGCTACACTTTTTCAACGCTATCCTCTTGATAGCAGACTAACTTATGTCAAAAAATACTACGACGCAATCTCAAGGCACAAAATCAACATCCCCACCCCTATCATGGGAGGTGTGCGGACTCCCCTTAGGCAATTTGCTAGCTGTGTTCTTGTTGATATTGATGACACCCTCGATAGCATCTTTAGCAGTGACATGGCTATTGGTTACTACGTTGCTCAAAGGGCTGGAATCGGGATTAACGCAGGCAGAATCCGTGGCATCAACAGCAAAATCCGTGGGGGTGAAGTGCAGCACACAGGTGTTGTCCCGTTCCTCAAAAAGTTTGAAAGCACTGTCAGATGTTGCACTCAAAATGGCATCCGTGGTGGATCAGCGACTGTCCACTTCCCCATTTGGCACCAAGAAATAGAAGACATCCTTGTCTTAAAAAATAATAAAGGGACAGAAGATAATCGTGTCCGTAAACTAGACTACAGCATTCAAATTTCTGAGTTATTTTATAAGAGGTTTATTCAAGATGCAACGATCAGTCTATTCAGTCCTCATGACGTGCCTGGTCTTTATGATGCCTTTGGCACTGATAGCTTTGACGATCTTTACACCAGATACGAATCAGACGAAACCATCCCTAAGACTGTTGTCTCCGCACAGGAGATAATTCTTTCTCTATTGAAAGAGAGATCAGAGACAGGTCGTATTTACATTATGAATATCGATCACTGTAACTCTCATTCATCTTTCAAAGACAAAGTGAATATGAGTAACTTGTGTCAAGAGATCACTCTACCTACAGATCCTATTCAATCTATCCAAGGACAGGGTGAGATTGCATTGTGTATCTTGTCTGCTATCAACGTAGGTAAGATCAATAGACTAGAGGAGTTGGAGAATCTATGTGACCTTGCAGTCCGTGGTCTTGAGGAGTTGATTGACTATCAAGAGTATCCTGTCAAGGCAGCAGAAGATTCTACTATCGCACGTCGCTCACTAGGTATTGGTTACATTGGACTAGCACATTACCTTGCTAAGAATGGTGCAAGTTATGACTCACAAGAGGCATATGATCTTGTCCATAAACTTACAGAGTCATTCCAATACTACCTGTTGAGAGCATCAAATACTCTGTCAAAAGAGAGAGGACCTTGTGGTAATTTCTCGGTCACAAAGTATCATGATGGAATTCTTCCGATCGATACATATAAGAAGGACGTAGATAACATCGTCGCACCCGATTATCAACATGATTGGAATTCTTTACGGGATGACATCCTCAGGTTCGGACTCAGACACAGCACTCTGTCCGCACAGATGCCATCGGAGAGCAGCTCCGTTGTGTCAAATGCAACAAATGGAATCGAACCACCTCGCGACTACCTGTCCATTAAGAAATCGAAGAAAGGACCTCTTAAGCAGATTGTTCCGCAATACAACACACTAAAAAATAACTACACTCTCTTGTGGGATATGCCATCCAATGAGGGATATATCAAGGTTGTTGCGGTCATGCAAAAGTTCTTTGACCAAGCGATCAGTGGTAACTGGTCATACAATCCACAAAATTATGCGAATAGTGATGTCCCTATGTCAGTAATGGCAAACGACTTGCTTACGACATACAAATATGGATGGAAAACATCATACTATCAAAACACATACGATAATAAGAAAGATGAAGACGATACTTCTGCTAAAGTAGAAGACCTAGTAAATGAAATTCTGTCTGGTGATGAGGCAGATTGTGACGCTTGTAATGTATAACCCTATCCCTAATAATCGAATGTCCGTAACTGTTTTTAATAGCAACAAGACCGACACTACTAAACAACCAATGTTTTTTGGAGCACCCCTAGGGATGCAGAGGTATGATGAATATAAGTATCCAGATTTTGAAAGACTAACTCAATCACAACTAGGATTCTTTTGGAGACCTGAGGAGGTATCTCTACAGAAGGATCGCTCAGATTACAAAACACTAAACGATCAACAGAAGCACATTTATACTTCTAACCTTAAGTATCAAATCCTTCTTGACAGTGTGCAGGGCAGAGGTCCTGGCATGGCATTCGCACCTTACTGTAGTCTTCCTGAGTTGGAAGGATGTATTGGTGTATGGAATTTCATGGAGCAAATTCATTCACGCTCATATACACACATCATCAAGAATGTATACTCAGATCCATCAGAGGTATTTGATACAGTTTTAGATGACGAAAAGATTTTAGCTCGTGCCAAGTCTGTCACAAGTGCATACGATGAATTCCTTGAAGCAGTAGGACAGTATGCAGACAGCAACTTCTGGAAGAAGGATTGGAGAGACTCACCTACTTCACAGTGGACATTGCACGACCTCAAGAGAAAACTTTATAGGGCAGTTGCTAACGTCAACATCCTAGAAGGTATTCGTTTCTATGTTTCATTTGCATGCTCTTTCGCTTTCGGTGAGTTGAAACTCATGGAAGGGTCAGCAAAGATCATTGCATTGATTGCAAGAGATGAATCACAACATCTAAACATCACACAGAAGATCCTTAAACGATGGGATCAAGGTGATGATCCAGAGATGCAAGAGATTGCACGCGAAGAAAGAGAAAACATTACACAAATGTTTGTTGATGCTGTAGAAGAGGAGAAAGATTGGGCAACCTATCTCTTCTCACAAGGTAGCATCATTGGTCTTAATGAAAGACTACTGACTCAGTATGTTGAATGGACTGCAAACCGTCGTATGAAAGCGATTGGATTGACACCAGTATTCGATCAACCACTGAGCACTAACCCACTCCCATGGACAAACCACTGGCTAAATAGCAAAGGGCAACAGAATGCCCCTCAGGAAACTGAGATTGAATCATACATTGTGGGAGGCATCAAACAAGATGTTGGGAAAGACACCTTCGCAGGATTTTCACTTTGAGTTTACGCACAGGTGGGGCGGTGTCCCTACTGAAGTGCAGCAGTTTGAGGATTGGTCTAAGAAACAGAAGGGTATCTTTAGATTCATCCTTCTGAATTTTTGCCTACCTTGGTATGCAAAATGGTGGTTAGAATTTAAGGTCGATAAGACCATGCATGATGTTGATCAACAAATCGAAAACATTGTTGATCAATGGAATGAGGAAGAAAAGAAAAACACAATCATCGTGGAAAAACCATCAGAAGTCGCAGGACTCAACGACATGTACATCTCTTCATGGCCACCACCCGAGCTTTGGTATAAAGGACCACTTGAAGTTTTTGAAACAGGTGAAATCACATCTGAAAAGGCATCGGATACTACCGAATACCCCGACCCATGGGAAGAGAAGACGTAAAACTTAAGGTTAACGTTAAGTTAAATGACTAAGTTTGCTAAATAGTTGTGGATATGATAACATATCTGTATCGTTCATCCCTTAGGGGACGCAAGTAAGTCGCGGAACGGAGCGTTCATCCCATGATACATCTAGTCGGAATACTTGTAGCAGGTATTACTTGTGTGGACATTGCTGAAAAGCTTGACCGTGCAGACCGACATCCCGATCTTACACCTCAACAGAAGGCAGAGATCGTGGAATTATACAAGACACATCTGACTGAGGCAGTAGGTCTCACATGCGATTGGGACGCAAACGACTAAAGGAACGGGAACTCGGATCACCCGCAAGGGTTAAAGGAGAAACTTCACCAACTTTAGGAGAAACAAATGACTACTATCACATATCGTGGCGTCAAGTATGACGCTGAGCAGTACAAAGCAAAGGTACTAGCAGAAGCCGCACAGGCAAGAAACCATGAACTTATGTATCGTGGTATTAAGGTCGAAAAGAAACTAGCAGTGGTGTAGAAAGATGGAAGCACTACAGACTGTTAGTTTGGTAACTATTGGATCTGTTGTATTCATCTACTTCATCTACCAAGAAGTTCGCTTCCTCCATTTTTTAAAACATGGTGGCAGCGATGCGGTTAAAAGTTAAAATTGAATGGGACTACGGTCTACCAGAATACGATCCAGAAAAACATGACCCAGATAAAGTGTTTGCTTTACTGTGTTATAGAGGTGTTTCGTATGCCAAATGGGTTACACTAAACGTGTTTGGCACACCTTCTTGGTATCTAAAGAATCCAAGAAAGGGTGAAAAATAGTTATCATTCATACACATTTCTAAGGAGGGGTTGACACCCTCCTTTTTTTATGCCATTATATATCTGTGCCTGATCAGCACACTGGGAGTGACTGAATAATCTTTCTGGCATATGGCTGGATAAGGTGATACGACAGAGGTGGTGCTCGCTGCTAGGAATAGCAGAACTACTCAACCAAGTAGGTCGTAGGCAAGAACGTATTTACTCTGTAGTAATGCCCGTTCTTTGTTGGTATACAGTAACCCAACCTCCCTCCTTTTTTTCACGAAAATAAATAACTTTAACTATGAGGAGAGTCATGAAACTATTTTTGGACAGTAGCAATACCGAAGTAGTTTATGATGCAGTTGCAACTGGATTGATTGATGGTGTAACTACCAACCCCTCCCTGATGATGAAAGCAGGGAAAGATCCTAGGGATGTTATCCTTGAAATTTGTAACATGTTTGGATGGACAGCATCTGTTTCTGCAGAGGTCGTTGGATCTACAGCAGAAGAAATGCTAGACATGGCAGACGATTATATTGATATACATCCTAGTGTAACTATTAAATTGCCCCTCACACCAGAGGGTCTTAAGGCATGTAAAGAGTTGTCGGAGGATGGTATCTCCACTAACGTTACTCTTTGCTTCTCAGTCTCACAAGCAATTCTTGCTGCGAAAGCAGGTGCTACTTATGTGTCACCTTTCGTTGGTAGATTGAATGATAATTCTGTCTCAGGTGTTGAGTTGATCAGAGCAATCTCTGATGTATACTCTAGGCATTCTGTAAAGACACAAATCCTAGCAGCATCTATTAGGGATGTGCATCAGGTCGGTAGATGTTTTGGAGTTGGTGCAGATATCTGCACGATCCCTCCTGCCGTGTTTAACAAAATGTATAAGCATGTCTTGACCGATAAAGGTCTAGAGCAATTTGACAAGGACTGGCAAACCCTACAAGAAAATCTTAAACCATGAATTATCAAAAGGTAAAACTCATTGCACACAATCTTAAACTCCTCGCAGAGAGTTTGGAAGATGCTATCAAAGAAGATGTGGATGCATACAGACCTGTAGTCTCCGATCCACTAGTTAAGGAAGGTATGACGTATAGATACAATGGAGATGATGATGGTTACGCAGATTGAAACCGCAAAGTGCTAAAGCTAAAGGAAGAAACTTCCAGAAATGGGTAAGAGAAATGCTCATTGAGCATCGTGACGTCCACCCTGAGGACATTGAGTCTCGTAGTATGGGTGCAGGTGGCGAAGATCTTATCATGGCAAGAGCAGCAAGAGAAAAGTTTCCTTTCTCTATTGAATGTAAAAATGTAGAGAAACTTAACGTTTACGATGCATACGATCAAGCGTGTGCAAACGCAGGTGACCATACACCTGCTCTTTTTATGAAGAAAAATCGGAAGAAGGCACTAGTGGTGTTGGATGCCGAATGGTTTATTAAGAATTACAATCCTTGACAGATGGACAGAGACCATATATACTTACGAGAGTTACACTACCAAATCATGGCTCCCATCGAATTCGTAGACTCAGTTGAGTATCTTATCGATAAATTGCACTACCTTATTGAGGAAGGCAAGACCGAAGAAGCAGAGACGGTAGCAAAGCAGATCCGAGAGCTTGAAGAAGCATGATGGAATTCCCATTCCGAGTCCCGATCTGCACATACGAGATTGAAGACTGGGCGGAGAAGAAAGATACCATTAAATTACCAGACCCTACAGATAAACATCTGGATCAGGGTGTGGAAGTCTATACTGATTTCTTTGAGTGGGATCAGCAGGGTATCTTGCCACCATATGCTGACCAAGTGTTTGATGCAGCAGCATTACCGATAAATAAATTCAAGAAAAGTGGTTGCCTTGGTCGCAATCACATGATGGAGATCTCATCAATGTGGTTTGAGACTCAATTTGCATCACACAAACATCGTGTCCACAATCATGGCATGTATGGATGGTCATGTGTGCTATACTATGACTTCGATGAAAACATTCATCACCCTACTACTTTCTATTCACCCTTCCACGACTTCATCGATGGCAATTTAATGTCCTATGTGCCACCAGTCAAGGAAGGGTCTATTGTGTTCTTTCCTGCTGCACTGCACCATGAAGCACCACCGAATAGATCACCAGTTAAACGCACAATCATATCATTTAATATTAAAGGGCATGTAGACAAAACCAAAAAAGTAATATGAAGTTTTTTACAGGCGATGACTTTCAATTAAATTCAAACTTAACATTTACCAAAGAAGACGTAAACGGAAGACCGATTGTCTACGTTGATAACGTATATAAAAACCCAGACAGAGTGGTAGAGTATCTACAAAACTGTCCTATTATTTCACACAAACCACAAGATCCTCAGGCAGCAAATGGTGTTGAGTTTTTTGATGGTAGACAAGCAATTACAGAAGCATATGATCGACAATGGTTTGACATACACAGGGAAGCCTCCTCCTTACTAGGCATCCACCAGAATACATACTTCCAAGGAGGTTGCATGTTTAATATGACCATGCTAAACTCCTTACCAAAGGGTCATTGGTTTCCCCATACTGACCCCAACTGCATCAATGGACTAGTTTATCTCAACAAGTGTAACGATTATGGACCAGGCACATCTTTCTACAATTCCTTCGACTACAACGGAGGAGGTGAGCACTTCAACCCATGGTGTAATGATGCAGATGAGACCCACTGTATACTAGATCGATATAACTGTGCTGTCTTTTTCAATGGAGACATCTATCATTCCATGAGATTGGTAGGTAATACATTCATAGACAGACCACGGTTTACTGAGGTACATTTCCTCACCTATTGATTCAGTAGCTCAGTGGATAGAGCAACTGTCTTCTAAACAGTCGGTCGTTGGTTCGAATCCAACCTGAGTCGTTGGGGGCAACCCCATTGCCACAACAGAATAGGAGTCTACTTATGACTGTAGAAAAGCGTTTTGCCGATTGCTTGTCCATTCTCAGGTCAGCAGTCAATGGTGAAGTGGAATTGGATACCGAGTATCCATCTCTCTTCCAAGCATTATGTCGATTTTATGCCGACAAACGCCACGTCCATTTCTGGGGTATTGATGTTGAAGAAGATTATGCGATTTTAATTGACCACCTTAGTGATGATTTAGTTTATGGATGACGAGAGATACATTGTATACAGAGACATCTTCCCTAAGCATGTTGCAGTGCCTTGGGATGCAGTGTTGATGTATGTAAATGCAACTCTTAACGACCCTACAGGTTTTTGTCATTGTATTAGTGATGGAGGACCGCCTTCTTATATGTCAAAATGGCGAAGGGGGAGTGCTGCTCCTCCTTCTTTTACTATGGCAAGGAGAGAGTTTGAAGAGTGGGCAGGACACGAGTGTCAAAACATGGATGTCTATGTCTCATACTTTGCACCTGCTGATACATTCGGCAGGCATAATGATCAGGAGAATGTCCTTATTATTGGTGTCAAGGGTAGGACATCCTATCGATTTGATACTAACGCATGTGAAACATGCATGGCGGATATCGTCACAATTAATCCTGGCGATGCACTATACATACCTAAAGGGATGTATCATGAGGCATCCCCCAAATCTCCTAGAGCAATTTTTAGTTATAGAATAGATGCTAGATCCTGAGATCACAACCTATAAGAATAAGATCTGCACCAAAGATAGTGACTTCATTTGGGGTGCTACTATTTCTGATGATGCAGTCCAAGAGGTTGTAAACTTCTATAGGCATCAACAGTGGTTGCCTTATATTGAAGGTCAACTCATGGAAGCAGGAGAAGTAAAAACAAATAAAGAATTTAAAGATTCTCGTGACCTGCATGTCCCATTCCAAGCAGCAGTCATGCACCTAGAGAAGTATCTTGTTGAGTTGCAAGAAGTCCTAGAGAAATACATGGATAGATTTCCTTTCTGTGAGTTATCTAACTTCCGTATCAACGAGCCACTCTCTATACAATGGTATCCTAAGGGTGGTGGTTTTAAACTCTGGCATACAGAGAGATCAAACTGCCTACCAAGTAATGTGTATAGACACCTTGTCTTTATGACATACCTAAACGATGTCCCTGATGGTGGCACCGAGTGGTTTCATCAAGATAAGTATGTCCCCGCACAAAAAGGATACACAGTCATCTGGCCAGCAGATTGGACACACTTCCATAGAGGAAGGGTATCTGATACTAAGGAGAAGATGATTATCACAGGATGGTTTTCATTCCAATAAACAAATGTTAGACAGATCCGAATTACCTAGAGATCAAGCACATCTTGATTCGCAAAATGATAAGTGGAATAGAGGACTTGATCTCTTCATTGAGTCTCTTCACGAGCCAGACCCTAAACTTCGTGGGTGTGCTCACAATCAGAAATGTTTTAACGAGTTGATGTGGATCAGAGAGTATATGATTACACACGCTAACTCTCTTCGTAGGTGACAATTATATAACTGTCCTTAGTAGGTCACAGTCTTGGTGTGATAACGTTAGAATACATATAGATTCACACACACCATGAAGGTAAAAGTAATTCTCGACAGATTCCCATACCGTTTTGCCGAGTGTGGCACACTAGAGATCAACGGTATGCCTGACTATCGCATTCTCAAATACAACGAGATCACCAAGACTTATTACACCATGTATAAGCTTGACAACTCGATCCAGTTGGACTATTGTATCGAAGATCCCGAATACACTAAGTGGTTAGACCCTGATCCCGAGGTCGCTGCCTATGGTGGACGTAGGGATGTTGTTGTATCACCTTATCAAGGAGCATGATGGCTTACGCTAATGAATTTCACGATGCTGTCGCTGCAGCGAAGACTGCCTTTAAGTGGGCACTGGATAACGACGTCGATGACCAGACTACTGGTGAGTTGTGGCGACATTATCTTGGTTTGAAGACAATCGCAGAGACACAGAAACCTGTGGAAAGTTTCCACATTGATTTTGATAACTACCCAGTTGCTGCAGGGGAAGTGCCTATTCAAGGAGCAGCAGGTGCGGATGTCATCACATTTGGGGGTTGACAGAAATTTAATCTTTCCTATATAATTATGTAACATAACTTAACAAACGTTATTCATGACAATTACTACTGAATCAGGCGGAAGGCAAAACATGTTTGCAAAGGAACCACCTATGCAAGTAATGGACGTATCCGTGACTCACAACGAAAGAGCGGAATTACTTAACGGTCGTCTAGCAATGCTAGGGATTGTATCAGCAGTAATTTCATACGCATTCTCTGGAAGCATCTTCTTTTTTGGTGCCTTCGGAATCTAACAACCACTAACCTTATAGGAGCAAACTCATGACCCCAGAAGCAGAAAGATTTAATGGATGGGCAGCAATGCTTGGATTCGTAGCAGCAGTTGGTGCTTACACATTCACAGGACAAATCATTCCTGGTATCTTTTAATGACAAATACTAAATCAATCGAGCCACAGAAGAGAGTGGCAGAAACTTGGAATGGTAGACTAGCAATGCTTGGTCTAGTTGCAGCAGCAACAAGTGACATTCTAACTGGACATATGTTTTTCGGTATTTTCTAATGTCCGATCTCATGTCTAATTCATATCATGATGTAATGGAAGTTTACAAGAGACCCATGTCAGTTAAATACATCCCATTTATTACATTCATGTTTGCCACAGGTCTAACAGCAACTGTTGGAATTCCTGTGTTTGCATGATACTATATAAAATAGCGTAACTAATAATTATGAATATCCCGAGTGTCGAATTTGTCTTCGTCCGTCAAAAAGATTGTAACGACAAAGCATTTGGTTTTGACAAAGTAAACTCGGTGGATCTACTAGGTAAGGGCAAGCATGTAGTGTTTGCTCTGCCTGGTGCTTTCACTCCCACCTGCACCCAATTTCAACTCCCTTCCTACGAAGCAAGTTATAACAACTTCAAAGAGGAAGGTGTAGATGAGGTTTGGTGTATTTCTGTTAATGATGGATTCGTAATGAATGCATGGCAGAGAGAGTTAGGTATTGAAAAGGTCAAGTTGATCCCTGATGGCAATGCTATGTGGACAGGACTTATGAATCAACTTGTCACCAAAAATGATAAGGGTTTTGGTCTCCGCTCATGGAGATACGCATGTGTCATTGAAGACGGTGTGATTACTAAACTTTTTGAAGAACCTGGTAAAGTAGATGACACGGATGAGGATCCCTATGAGGTATCCTATCCAGAGAATGTCGTCAACTGGATCAGGACTGGTGAAGAAATTTAAACTGGAAGTATGGAATGGTCAGGAGTGGATGTCACTTGTCCACTACCGTAACCTATCAAAAGCAAAAGCAAACTTTCTCTACTACCTAAGTCAACTCATGTGTGCTAAGATGAGTAGAGACATTAACCAAGTAGTAAGGATTGCAGAAGATGACTGACATCTCCTCCGACTGGCGATACAATGATGGAAACATGCATGCTCGCCAGTTTTGTTTGAACGCATTTATCTATGCTAAGATTCCCTTGAGTCGCGACGTCTATGAATTTTGTGCACTCTACATCAGTCAAGGGTTATTCCAAGAGCACTTGGAGAAGATGAAAAAAGGAGAGGGTTTTCATGAAGAGAAAATCCACAAGGAGATAATCAACTGCTATCACAAGTATGGGCAAGAATTTTTAGGTTTGCCTGACCCCTTGACAGAATAACCAAAAAGCCTATATACTAAGAAGCGTGTTGATCTCAACACCATGTAACGGTTTCGTTACATAACATCCCATTAACCGAGACCTATGGGGATGTAAAGCAAGTCTCTAATACCTGCCTCTGAGGGTGAGACAGGAATATTATACTCAGTGTTCCCTGCACTATTATTTAACTCTCAATTAATGACTACTATCAACTCTGGCATTCGCCAACGTGGTGGACTCCTCTCTGGATGGGATGAGTTCTGTCAGTGGGTTACATCTACTAACAACAGACTTTATGTTGGTTGGTTTGGTGTGCTCATGATCCCATGCTTGCTCACTGCAGCAGCATGTTTCATCGTTGCATTTATTGCAGCCCCTCCCGTTGATATCGACGGTATTCGCGAACCTGTAGCAGGATCTCTACTCTATGGAAACAACATCATCTCAGGAGCAGTCGTCCCAAGCAGCAACGCAATCGGACTACACTTCTACCCAATCTGGGAAGCAGGAACAGTTGACGAATGGCTCTACAATGGAGGACCTTATCAACTCGTTATCTTCCACTTCCTTATCGGTATCTCAGCTTACATGGGACGCCAATGGGAACTTAGTTACAGACTAGGTATGCGACCTTGGATCTGTGTTGCTTACTCTGCACCAGTTGCAGCAGCAGCGTCAGTTTTCCTAGTATATCCTTTCGGTCAAGGATCTTTCTCTGATGGTATGCCTCTTGGCATCGCAGGTACATTCAACTTCATGTTTGTATTCCAAGCAGAGCACAACATTCTTATGCACCCATTCCATATGATTGGTGTTGCAGGTGTGTTTGGTGGATCTTTGTTTAGTGCAATGCACGGATCTCTTGTTACTTCTTCTCTTATTAGAGAAACTACTGAGCAAGAGTCTCAAAACTACGGTTACAAATTTGGACAAGAAGAAGAAACATACAACATCGTAGCTGCTCATGGTTACTTTGGTCGTCTTATCTTCCAGTATGCTTCTTTCAATAACTCTAGAAGTCTTCACTTCTTCCTTGCAGCATTCCCAGTTGTTTGTATCTGGATTACTGCTATGGGTATCTCTACTATGGCATTCAACTTGAATGGTTTCAACTTTAACCAGTCAGTTGTTGATGCAGGTGGTAAAGTTATTCCTACTTGGGGTGACATTCTTAACAGAGCAAACCTTGGTATGGAAGTAATGCACGAGCGTAATGCTCACAACTTCCCACTTGACCTCGCTGCTGCTGAGTCCGTGCCTGTTGCACTGACTGCACCTGCAATCGGTTAAGTTACACCTGAGGAGCACAAGGTCAAATGACTCAATTTCTACTAAAGAATGCAGGTTATCTACCCATCTTTGAATTCTTATTCTTTGTTGCTGTAGGTATCACTTTAGGACCAGTCCTAACTTAAACTAGGCATTTCTTTTTATTACGTCGGGGGCAGAAATGCCCCCTTTTTTTATAAATAATGGTAGAATTAGAGGGTAGGAAGATGAATCAAACTCATCTTTGTTATGAGTCCGACAACGGAAATGCTTATGAAAAACGTACTACCTTACAATCAACTAGAGGCATGGCATCCTTTTGAGCCTAACCAAAATCATCGCGAGGATGATTACTATGAGTGCTTGGTTGAGTGTACAGATACAAGGTCAGCGTGCAAACGAATCTGTAAGGAGGTGTTAGACTACTAGACCAATAATCTATCGTATCTTTTAAGAGACTTGCTTCCACAGGTCTCTTTTTTAATGTTATAATTAGTAGGTACGGTGGAGTAAGAAATGAAAAAATTAATTGCAGCATTGACCGTTGGGATCGCACTCGGTGTCGCTACTTGTGCTTCAGCAGCACCTGTAAAAAGTGACTGGACAGGAGAGGATAGTATTACGAAGGGATGGTTTACATATGATGCGATGGGGTGTATGCTATTAAAGGAATGCAAAGAAGATATTACACAAGTAAAGAGTAGTGATGATATTAGAGACATGTTTCCCAATCAGAATTGGGATGTAGTGTCTGAAGAATTTGATGCCATTGTAAATGCATTTGATAAATTAGATATCAATGTATACGTTGCATCCCCCAGATACTTTCCTCCTGCTCACAGAGGTGTATACCACACGGTGAGCAACCATATGTATCTGAATGAGGCATGGGTTAGTCGTCCTCATATTTTGATGGCAGTCCTCAGGCATGAGGGTTGGCATGCTGCACAAGATTGTATGGCAGGGACGCTAGATAATACACTACTTGCTATTATCAGACCCGAAGAGGATGTGCCTAGTCTGTGGGCAGACATGGCAGCAAAAGCATACTACCAGAATCCTAAAGCGATCCCATGGGAGAAGGAAGCATTCTGGGCAGGTCACGAAGAGGGCATGACACAGGAAGCACTTGAAGTCTGTGCATCTGGCACTCCTATGTGGGAAGTATATCCACCTACTCCACTCACTAAGCAGTGGCTTATTGAAAACAATTACATTAAAGAATGAGTTATCTAGTCCACCCCTTACCTCCAAGAAAGGTATGGGTAAAGAAAGAGTATCTTTATGACCTAGAGAAGGGTCATGGAGAGATTACACCTGGTATTTGGATCTCAGTAAGAAGTATTCAAGCGAAAGCATTATACTTTGAGACTCTACTGACTGATTACGGTGCACTGTTTGACAAGTTGCCACTCAGTGCATTCGTATGGAAGGAAGATTATGATAAAGATAATCAACTACCACTAGATGTCCTAGAGTTGTGGGATTGTTTCGACTACAATATTACAGTGATTGAGAAACCTATCCTTGGTCGCTGCTCTTTCTTTGGTAAAGATAGGAAGATGCATCCTGGTGAATATGAATTCACTATTGATACAGCACACCCTGACTTCTCTGTATTGGATACAAACTTTTCAGAGCATGATCCTGAGCATAAGACATTTAATATTATTGCACTGGACAATGGACAGTTTGCTGCACAACCTAACAATAGATGTCAATTCTTTGACAACAGTTTGGTAAACAATGATGCTCTACTACAACCTGACTTCAAAGTCTGCACACAAAACTATGCTGTAGAAACTCTACCTAAATGGTGGTCAGTTGGACACACAGATGAGTGGGCATATAAGACTATGGAAGAGGAAATAAATAACAAAGAAGATAACTAGTTGTAATGACAGCGGACCCAAGGTGTTATGGTGGAAGTTATTCACCACAGATACCTCAATTACAACCTAACGCACTCGACGCTGCCAACCCTAGGGATGTTACACAGTATATTCCTAGTGACCCAAGGCAAGCGGCTGGGACTCTTCAGCCTAGTGATCCCATCATTGGTGCTGATGGAAGGTGCTACGGTCCGTTTAGACAGGAGTCACTCCAACCTAACCCGTTGGATGCATCTAATCCCGTCAGAATCACACTCGCCACACCACCGCCACCTCCTAGTAGTGGTGTGCCAACTTATGATGATCCTGCTGACAACCCTGCGAATAGATGTTACGGTCCTATTCCTATACCTAACAGTCCTGAGCGAGGCACGTCACCTGATCTACCTACACCCCCTCCACTTCCTCCATCTGATGAGGATATAGATCCTAGGGAAGTTATCAGACAGTTGGTTGGAAGATGTTATCCTCCTCTAGGACTTGATGATGGTGGGATTAGACAACCTGATATTGATCTACCTCCGTTTGATATACCTGATCTCAGGGTAGACCCACCGATCGATATGATCTGTGAGATGTTTCCATACTTACCATTCTGTCCAGAGTGTGAGAAGTATGCTACAGATCCTAGTACGTGTGTAGAATTTCCTATTAAGATACCTACACCTGGTCCAGGTATTCTTCCACCAACTATCGGTGGAGGAGGTAAAGACTGTGATAAAATATGGGAGTTGCAAAGAGATAATTTAGTTAAAGATATTGGTGATGGATACTGGGAGAGGACTGATACAAGAGAGCAATTCTATTGTCCACCTGAGCAGAAAAATGATGACTGGGGTAAGTGTGTAGAGGAAGCACTAGAGTGTTTGTTTAAACCATACATTGATGGTGCATGGCAACCACCTTCACAGGATTGTGTTACCTTCTACCCTAGAGGATATAACGGTAACATCAAGTCATTCTGTATTGCTAACTGCTATCCAGATAGAGTTGGTATCTATGAGTATGTGACACAGAAAGGTGCTGCTCTAGCATTTAAACCTTATGGTAGTGGTCTGCATAATCTATTAGGTGTGACCACAAACTATGATGGGTCATGGAATGGTAGTAAGATCGATAATCCTGGCGGTAATAAAATCTATACGTCTGCAGGTAACAGGACATACAGTGCTAGTCTTGGTAGTGCTAACATCACTGTTAACGTTGAAGTATATAATGACAATGGTGAGTTTGATACTAGATGGTATTGCACATACACTGGTGACCTACCTGCTGTAGGCACAGAAACCACAGCATCATTTACTGGTGACAGTGCTAGTTTTGATGTCACATTCATGGTGTTGGAAGGTAACAAGGCAGGCACTAATCATGACTATGGCACATCCTCTACACCTCCAACAGGATATACACTGACATCTAATCAACCTGTCTTCTACTTACATAAGAATAAGAAAGACGATAGATCAGTTGCAGTATACAAATACTATTCCAACTCTAGAAAAGATACTCTACTTACAATTAAACCAGGTGAGCCTGACACACCAGGCAATGGTGAGAGAGCAACCTTAAACGCAGGTGGGTATGGTTTCGTAGAAATTTTAGGATGGGCATATGAAGATGCTGCAGCCATGAATCCATACCTAGGTAAGAAAGAAAAGGCACAAGAATTACATAGGTATTATGACAAACTATTCTCTACAGCAGAAGTAAAATTCTCTGGTCAAAGTATTACAGTCTCTGGTAACTGTGACTTCACTATCGAGTGGTCATGGAAAGACTCTCCAAATATTGCAGGTGTGACATGTGATAGTTTTACTATTGACAACAAGACATTTGAGCGTCGAGGCACGAGAGGTAGTCAGACTGAAAGATTTACCAACATGTCAGCAGGCACTTACCCTATTACTTTCCAGAATCTACACTCTGCTAATAGTAATTTTGCTGATAGGATATACAATGACAATGAATCTGTCTGTCTTCTTGATGGACATGGAGACGATTGTAACGGGACGATTAGAATTTCACGGGTAGATAAAGCAAGCACTGGCAACATAGAAATGGATAATCATTTCTATTCTATTCGTAAGCAAACAATAGAAGAGCCACCTACCAAGGACTCTAACAAAAACTATTACCTAATTCCAAATGATGTAAACAACACCATCTTAATGAATATAGATGTGGAAAAAGGTAGGGCAGGGTATAGAAATACCTTGATGGCATACATTGAGACAGATGGTGTCCCACGATGGGCACAACTTTTGGTTGTGGATGCAACTAATGAGGCTGGTATGACACAGCACATGATACCTATCAACATCCTTCAACAATACAAGGGTGGCAACTTAGGATTCCTGCTTGTCTCTAATGGTGCTCAACTCAACAGTTATAACGTAGGTGATACATTTACAAACTTCTCTCAGTTGTCAGATGGATGGAGGATTGATGGTGTATCATCCTCAGAATCTAATTATGTTTTATTCTCTGATGAATCACTCAACCCAGAAGGATCTGTTAGTGACAGTAGAGACTACACAGTATGGAAAGGTGATCACTGGCAGTGGTGGGAGGATCTAATCAGTGGTGACAGTGACTTTGATGATTGTAAATTCTGGCACGAAGTTGTATGGGCAGGTGGTGCTACAGCCTATGAGGGTATTGAATGTTATGTGTGGAGAGAGGACAAACCTCCATCTATAACTAAACCTCTACTCTCCAAGTCAGATTGTGATCCACGACTGTTTAAGAAATCATTTAAAGATGTCTTGTTGATGAGAAATGATTGTGGATCTGAGATCATCGATGTCACAGGAGATAGTGGAGATATCTCATGTGGTAAATGTAATGGTGAGTATCTATTCCAAGTCAACAGGACACAGAAGAGTAAGATAGTAACCAAAGGTAAATTCTCTTTGCGTAGTCTTGGAGGTATTACTCAAGGTCTTGCAGGTGACTGCATGGTATTCATATTGAAACTTTGGAAAAACAATAACGTTATTTGGGAGCAGAAGTTTAGAGCAGGAGCATGGCCAGAGATCGGACAGAAGTTACATGATGATGATTACTTTGAGGTAGTTGAGGGTGACGTAATTAAATTCAAAGTCACAGAGATCAAACGAGGACCTACTAGTGGACAGATCACACCTAGGTTAGGCATCCTTGATGAAGATAATTATCTCTTTGAATCAACATTCAACCTCCGTCTACAGACACAACCAGGTGACGCTAGGTCAATTCCATACCCATCAACTATCAACCCAGAGGCAGAGTCTTCTAAGGGTGTGGGTGGTGAGATCACAGGATTTGATATGTGCTACATGCACAACCTAGATGACAGAGGTAAAAACTCAGAGATTGAAGACTGGCAAAGATACTATACTGTCTGGGAGAATCAGCAACCAGTAAACATGGATGCTAATAATCAGATCCATGACCATGATGATTACCCACGCTACACACACTGGACAGCAGATCAGGGAGGATCTAATAACCGTGCTGCTATGTCCTTCCGTGGATGGGATGGCAGTGATAGGAATGCATACATTGATACATATGGATTCAAAGAGAAAGATAAAGGACAACATTACAATCAACTTGTCACCAGAATGCTATTCAAAGATGGCAAGACAGGTCCTATCTACTTGGATGGCACTGGTGCACCCACTGCTGTAAAGAGACACGTCCAATCAGAGACACACTATGCAAGACTTGCAAAGTATTCTGACGATGGTTTCTCATGGTGGGATACCAAGATGAATAGTTTCGTAGCAACCAGTGACCTACAGTGGATGCTTGACAATCTCTACGATGGTATGCAACAGAATCCAGAAGTCCTTACAAACTATGAGATGGGATACTTTATCCAAGACTACTGGTTGATTCCAGAGGATGATGACAACGTAGAGGATCATGGCATCGGTGCTAACACTGCCAAGATTCGTGTTGGTATAACTTTCTGGGCAAAGAATGAAGGTTACAGCAACAAGGCAGGTCCTAAGCGAATTACAAATTTCTATGCTACAATAGAATTGCTCGAAGTCTTGGACTGGGGTGACGGATATGGAGAGGGTCAGGAATTTGAATTCTACTGGCCACCTAAGTATACTGATCGGATCATGGATTACTCCACCGATAATAATGTTGCACCATTTAGTCCTACCATCGCAGCACATAGATCCAGTGCTCCTAATTACAATCCACTAACTAAAGACATACCGTCAGAGATTAAGATTGGATACGAGCCATCTGGTCGAGGTTACAGAGATACAAAACGTCCTGTGTATGATGCATTCTACCAAGAGTCACATAACAAGGAGTCTATGTATTGGTTTATAGATAAGAAAGAATACCGTGATCGAGTCAGATTCAAAATCAGAGTTAACGGAGTACAGTAATGAATGGATTTGGTGACCAGCCAGGTCGTAAAAGACACAAGGACTGGGCAGACAAAACAATACAGAAGACAACTAAAGAGTTGAAACTTCTGCGTGAGGTCATCGAAAAGTATAAAGACGATCCCGATGGTCGTCATAAGATGCTTAAGAAGATGAAGAGGTATTGGAATAGCAATATCAATGTCATCAAAGATCTTGATACAAAACCGTCAGGCAAAAACATTGTTGACGAATTGAGAGAAGTCCCCTATGATAAGATAGTGGAAGACTACCGAAAGGAAGTTGGACTAGACTCACCTAAAGAAAAGATGAGTGTCTCTGAAACAAGAGCAGCAGAAATTCGAGAGTATCTAGAAGGAGAATGAAGGTAGCAGTGATTGGCAGAGGTAGTGGTGGTTTAATTACCATCATGAATCTCTTGACCTACAACATTAAAGTTGATTGTTATTATGATCCCGACACCCAACAACTTCCTGTTGGTGAGTCAACCACACCTCAATTTGCATCACTGATAGAATGCACATTGGGTTTAACTATCGATGATCTTATTGCCCTAGGACTTGCGTCCTATAAGAAGGGCATTGAGTTTGTTGACTGGGGTAACTCAAAGCATTTCTATCATAGATTTCTACATGCAGATGCTATTCACTTTTACACTAAGACTCTTAACCCATTTCTCCAAGAGAATCTAGAGAAATATAAAGGAGTAAAGTTTATTGGAAAACGTATCACTGCTCTTAATTCTATTAGCAATGAATATGATTTCGTAATCAACTGCTCAGGTGCTCTCAGCAACTATAGAAAAGAGATTGACATTCCATGTGTCAATAGTGTATTATATTTCGATGACCATAAAATACATGGTCACCCAGAGTATACCTACCACCTCGCCCATGAATATGGATGGAAGTTTAGTCTTCCATTTCCTAAGCAAGGCATCTCACGGACAGGTTACCTGTTTCACAGGGACTATCAGTCACATATAGATGCTGAGGTTTTATACTCACATGGAGACCTCTTCGAGTGGACTCCATCTTACGCACCCGATATGATTGTCAATAATAAGTTGGCACTCAATGGTAACGCTTTGCTCTTCTTCGAGCCATTGCAAGCACTTTCGCTATTACATTATGATATGGTCGCAAAAAGAATCTGCGACTATTTGGTTAATGGCCAAACAAATGAGGAGAGACTACTCGCTAATCTCTGGTATCTAAGAATGGTAGAGGCATATGTTGATGCCCTTGCCTTCCACTATCAATATGGTAGTGCTCACAATTCTGGATACTGGGAGAAGGTCAGTAAGAAAAGTGTCACAAGGGTTGGACAAAAATGGTGGAATGATGGTAGACTCATCCACAAAGTCAGATCTTCGTGGGGAGAGGGTAAAAATTCTCACCTCACACAGCATCCTGACTACTACTATGCACCAGATCACACACATATCTTTGGCATTACATGCATGTATCAATTACATTGTGGATTGTCAGGGGATCGTGATTTGTCAATAGTATAAATACCCATTGTAACTATCTGTTACATAAACTCAAACTAAAGGTAAAAAACACATGATCAAAACTGCAATCGCAACTCTTGCTGCTACCGCAGCTGTGGTAGCCCCATCTGCTTCCTTTGCAGGACCGTATATTAATATCGAAGCAAACTCCTCTTGGACTGGCTCGGATTATACTGGGACGACGACTGACGTGCACGTTGGTTACGAAGGACAAGTTGGAATCGCATCTTACTACGTTCAAGGAGGTCCAGCAGTGACTTCTGTGGACGGTGGTGACACTGACACTGACTTCTCTGGTAAGGCAGGTCTTGGTCTTCCACTCTCTGAGGCGATGGATCTCTACACTGAAGTCTCTTTTGTTACTGCAGACTCTGCAGACAACGGATACGGAGGTAAGTTGGGTGTGAAATATGCTTTCTAAGTAGAAAGGATATATAATACCATCAGGGGTCTCTGACCCCTTTCTTTTTTTCTATAATATTATGGCAAAGATTCCACCATCGACAACAATCTATACAAGATCTGGTTGTCCTTATTGCACAAAAATTAAAGAAGTGTATAATATGAATCGATGGAGTTACAACGAGATGAAACTCGATGTTAACTTCGACCGCAACCAATTCTATGCAGAGTTTGGTATGGGGTCTACCTTCCCACAGGTAATCATTGGTGGGAATAAAGTCGGTGGTTGCACCGATGCTGTAAAACATCTACGAGAAGGCAAATTCCTCTAATGAAACTCAGAAACGCTAACGAATTATATGAGTTGATCGAGCGATCGATTGATGAAGCATTCGAGAAGAAACGTTTCTTATTTAACATGTATGGGTATTTAAAAGGAGCAAAGTATACTCGTAAGGAGACTACTGAGTTTATTGAATCCCCAACTGCTAACTCTCTAAACAATACTATCCTAGATCTTGATGCATATATCAAGGGAGGTGACAAAGTATTGCGTGAAGCATACGGACACATCCCAAAACCAGAAGCAAGAAAGATTAGAAAGTATCTCTACGGTATCCTTGAGGATGCATGGAAATATGAAAGGGATAGGAGACCAGGCAGGAAAAAAGTTACTAAATAAAAACAACAGTCTTAGGAGGCAATTACATGGCGGATCTTTCTTTCCTTTACATTGCCTTCTTCCTCACGTTAGGTAGTTTCCTTGTTGGATTCTTGATCTCTTGGAATATCAAAGCAGCATTTGACGAGTGGCAAGAAAAGGCAGACTATGCTAAAATAGTCATGCATCCCGAGATGTATGATGAGAATGGTAATTTTCTGGACACAGAAGATCTATTCTACTTGCGTTTGACAGAGGAAGATGATACAATTACTGACAATGATGATTAATCATGGCACAAAAACTTATGATTTGTGAGGTCTTGCAAAAGACTCACTCTGCTAAGACAAAAGCAGAGAAGATTAAAATTCTTCGTGATAACAACAGTCAAGCACTTCGTACACTATTCATTATCAACTTTGATGGGTCAGTCGTGCCTCGTGTGCCTCTTGGTGAGGACGTACCTTACACACCTAACGAAGCACCGTTGGGGACAGAGCATACTAATTTGATTGTAGAAGCAAAGAAGTTTTACTATTTCTTCAAGGGTGGTGCAGACAACCTCCCTAACATGAAGGTAGAGAATATGTTTATTCAGATGCTAGAGGGTCTCTACAAAGATGACGCTGTGGCATTTATTAAAGCAGTTAATAAGACTCTACACAAGAAGTATCGCATCACAGAAGCGGTAGTTAAAGAAGCATTTCCAGAAATTCGATGGGGTAATAGGTCTTGAGCGTCTATATCGATCCAAGAAAAGCAAAAAAAATTGAAGAAACTCCTGCTCCTGCAGAGACTGTAGAGGAGTGGACAGAGAAGATTAAAGCAATGGACAACGAAACAGTAGGACGTAAGGTCGCTGCTGCATTGGGTGCACTGTTTATATCTCCTCTTGTTTTTATGTTCTTCTGGAATTGGATCATGGTTGGCACGTTTGGACTACCTGTATTGGGTTACTTGAAATCATTTGGTTTACTAGTAATGGCACGTCTAATTTTTAAGCATGACTAATAAAGTTTGTCTCGTAAGCGTCACACCTGAGGCAGAAAAAACAATGGGTTACATTGCGAGAGTAAGCAACCCAAACAATCAAGACAATCCAAAGGTAGAAGGACTTCTATCTTATTGCATCAAACATAATCATTGGTCTGTATTTGAGCAGGCAAGTCTGACACTTGAGATCAATACTACAAGGGCAATCGCAGCTCAAATTCTGAGGCACCGTAGCTTCACATTTCAAGAGTTCTCACAGAGATATGCTGATACTAATCTGCTAGGTGAGATTCCTGTCCCTGATCTACGTCGTCAAGACAGTAAGAATAGACAGAATAGTATTGATGATGTGCCACAAAAGGAGAAGTATTTCCTGCAGGGTAGGATTGCACAGTATTTTAACGAAGGAGTTGATCTATATAATGAGTTGTTGAGACACGGAATTGCTAAAGAGTGTGCTAGAATGGTATTGCCTTTGGCAACACCAACCAGAATCTACATGACAGGATCAGTCCGATCATGGATTCATTATATTGAATTGAGGTCTGCTAATGGCACACAAAAAGAGCACATGGACATTGCAAATGCTTGTAAAAAAGTATTCATGTGTCAATTCCCTATCGTTTCTAAAGCACTTGAATGGTGCGAAGACTGCGGTTGTCCCGAAGGATGGGATGACATCCAACCATGTTTGAGGATAGACTAATGCCAACCTACAATGTAAAACACAGAGAGACAGGTGAAGAGAAAGAGTTTCGTATGACCATGGCGGAATACGATCAATGGAGGAAAGACAATCCAGATTGGGATAAAGACTGGTCAAAAGGTGTCGCAGGCACAACCTACGGCAAACCTAAACAGTCTGATGGTTTCAAAGAAGTCATGTCTAAAGTCCAAGCAGCACACCCTAAAGCAAATCTTAGTCAATACACCTAATGCCTAGACCAAAGAAGTCACTATCAAATATCCCAACCAAGGTATTGCGAAGGAAGAAACCTATCAACCTTGAGCACCTTAAAACCATCGAGCCACTCACAGAGAATCAGGAGAAGATCTGGGAAGCATATGGTAAGGGACAGAATCTAGTGCTCCATGGTGCAGCAGGGACAGGTAAGACATTCATCTCTTTGTATCTTGCATTGAAACAATGTCTTGACCCTTCATCAAAGTATGAGAAGGTTTACATGGTAAGGTCACTCGTCCCTACAAGGGAGATTGGTTTCTTGCCAGGTGATCATGAAGACAAATCAAACCTATATCAAATTCCATATAAAAATATGGTGAAGTATATGTTTGAGATGCCTGATGACAATAGTTTTGAAGCATTGTATTCTAATCTTAGAGCACAAGAAACTATTTCATTCTGGTCAACCTCTTTTATTAGAGGCACCACATTTGATAACTCTATCATTCTTGTTGATGAGTTTTCAAACCTAAACTTCCACGAGTTAGATTCTATTATCACTCGTGTTGGAGAAGACTGCAAAATTATTTTTTGTGGTGATTACTTTCAGTCAGACTTGACAAAATCTAATGAGAGAGAAGGTATCCTAGACTTCCTTAGAATTCTTAAGCAAATGCCATCATTTACTTGCGTAGAGTTTGGTATTGATGATATAGTAAGGTCAGGTCTCGTGAAAGAGTATCTCGTTAGCAAATTATCTCTTGGATATTAATTAATTATGTTTAATCATGTAGGACCTCCTTGTGAGATCCTTGAGTTAGAATCACGCACCCTAGAGCAGGGAAGATTCTACAAACTTGACAAGGTGTGGGTGCCATCTGTCACCACAGTTATCGGTCATCAATCTAAGGCAGGTATCCTTGAATGGCAGAAGCGTGTCGGATACCATGAGGCAGAGAAGATTCGTATGAAATCTTCTTGGAGAGGCACCAAGTATCACAACCTAGTAGAAAAGTATCTAAGAAATGAAGATGTGGAAAATCGTACGCAAGGCGAGGGTCTTACCTCGTACCTTTTTAGGGCTGCTCGTAAGGATCTTGATCGGATCACTGATATTCATCTTATTGAAGCCCCTTTATTTTCTCGCAACCTATATCTTGCTGGCCGTGTTGATTGCCTTGCTCAGTTTGATGGCGAGCTTGCTGTAATTGATTTCAAAACCACAAAGGAATTGAAAAAACCTGAGTGGTTGGAAAACTATTTCGTGCAGTGTAGTGCTTATGCTTACATGTATTACGAGCACACTGGCATTGAGGTTGACAAGTTAGTTACAATATCTGTATCAGAGTCTGGCGAGATGCAAGTCGAGCAGAGATATGATAAAGAGAAGTATATTAACAAACTTCTTGATTACATTAAAGAATACAGACAGTATATTGAATCTCGTCAATGAAAGATACTTTTCTAGGCATCCCTTTCTTTCGCTTCTATTATCCTGGCGACGTAGAGAAGGTTGCATATGAATTAGAAAACTTACAGTGGAAACGTAATGATTTTAACTGGATCTGGGCAGGTATTAATGCTCGTGGGACAGGTAAACAGTTACATGATCTACCACAGTTTGCTGATCTATTTTCATGGATGAATGAATGTCTGGAAGAAGTAAGGAAAGAGATAGCACCCAACGCTACCTCTTTTAAATTTGTATCGTCATGGGCAAACAAGAATGATCCTGGTGATCATTTCTTTGACCACACGCATCCTAACTGTTTCCTAAGCAGTAATTATTATGCATCTGGTTTGCCACAAGATAAAACAGTTTGGCTTTTGCCGAATCCGTGGTATAGTAATACTAACATCTCACCTTTTGGAGATTATACGGACACAAAATACCACATAATGCATGAGGAGCCTACAGAGGCAGGTAAGTTTATCTGTTTCCCTCCTACTATAAGGCATTATGCACAACCTAACACCACTAATGGACCCCGCATGACTATTGCAGCGAATGCATTTCCCTCAGGTCTCATTGAATCTGGTGGAGTCTCTCGCATGTATGTAGAGGTCACCAAATGAATGATATTGAAAAGGAATTTATGACACAAGGTAAATTTACTTCACTGGTAGAAAACCTTGTTAAAGACAGTGAAGGACTGCTAAATTATATTGAAGCAGTCACTACAGTATGTGAAGAGTATGGAATAGAGATTGAAGTTGTTAATAAACTGATCTCTCGACCATTGAAAGATAAAATCAAATGGGATGCTCAACAACTTAATTACGTTAAACGCACCTCAAGAGGTGTCCTCCCACTATGACTAAGAAAGAAGAATTTTTCCACAGCGATCAAGTAAGAGAGTCACTTGAAGACATCCAAGTATGTTACACTGACTTGCTAAAGATGTCTGCAGGTTTTGCAGAGTATGATGTCAAGAAAAGAATTGAGCATATCAACAAGACTCTAGAGTTGATTGCTAAACAGAAGTTATTTTATGCACGACTAGCACTCGCATCACATGAAGATGATAGCGATGAGTCTGTTGCATATATTAAGGACAGAGTAGACACACTATCAATGAAGACGACAGGTGGTATGGATCTCATGTCTGTGCTACAAGTTATGGAAGATAAATTGTTAGGATGGAAGAAGGAGTTAAACAATGCCGAATCCTGATCAACTATGGGAAGACATGAAACGTTTGAATGATGTCATGGAGGAGTTACTTTGGGATCCCGATGACGAGATTATTTTTACACATGATGGAGAGAATATAATTATCAGGAATAAAACACAAGGTCTTGACAAGACCTAAATAGTATGTCACCATGAATGGTGGCACTAATGCCAAATACAAACACGGAGAATACAAAAATGTCATTTGCATCACTCAAGAAGTCTTCTGGATCTTCCTTTGCAAAACTTACAAAGGAGATTGAGAAACTACAAAAGCCTGCGGGCGGTGCTCAAGTTGATGAGCGTCTATGGAAACCAACTCTCGACAAGAGCGGTAATGGGTATGCTGTTATTCGATTCCTTCCAGAGCCTGATGGGGAAGACCTTCCTTGGGCACAGGTTTGGAGTCATGCCTTCCAAGGTCCTGGTGGATGGTATATTGAAAATAGTTTGACTACTCTAGGACAAAAGGATCCTGTCTCTGACCTCAACCGAGAGTTGTGGAATAGTGGCAACGATTCTGACAAGGAAATTGCACGAAAGCAGAAGCGTAAACTCTCATACTACAGCAACATCTATGTTGTTAAGGATGAAATGAATCCTGAGAATGAGGGCAAGGTCTTCCTCTACAAGTATGGTAAGAAGATTCATGACAAGATCGTCGCTGCTGCACAACCTGAGTTTGAAGACGAGCAAGCAATCAATCCATTCGATCTTTGGAATGGTGCGGACTTCCGTCTGAAGATCTGTAAGGTTGCAGGTTTCTGGAATTATGATAAGAGTGGGTTTGCTAACCCATCTACTCTTGGTAAGATGACTGACGCTGAGTTGGAAGCAGTTTGGAAACAATCTTATAGTCTTAAGGACTTTACCAACCCATCACAGTTTAAATCTTACGAAGAGTTGGAAGCACGTCTCAATTCTGTGCTTAAGGTTACACCTAAGCGTCCTGACCCTGAGACTTACGAAGAGGAAGACACTTCACAAAGTGTCCCTGATCTTCGCACAGGGTTTGGAGATAAGGTAGAATCATTACAGAAGGATGAGGACGTAGACCTTTCCTACTTTGCTAAACTTGCCGAAGAAGACTAAATGAAGTCAATGTTAACTGCCATGACACTTCTGGGTGTCATCACCACTCCAACTACTGCTTTCGCACACCACAACGGATCAATCAATCCTACTACTGGTGAGCGTGAGTATCGTGGGTGGTCTGGATCTCGCTCTCGCACATGCTATGAGCAACGATACAAGGAAGTATATATTCCTGGCACCTCAGATAGTCCTGGTTACGTTGACTACAAACGCAAGACTGTCGCTGTCCCCTGTTATGGAGACAGATATTGGAGACCACCATATAGGGACAACGGTCCTCGTGCTGTCCCTGTCCCACGAGAGGAAGACACAAACGACTGCTCAGAGGGTGCCGTTTTAGGCGGTATCCTTGGTGGCGGTGTAGCAGGTGCTATCTCTGAATCAGATGCTTATATCTGGTCTATCCCTCTTGGTATCGTTAGTGGTGCCATCGCAGGTTGTGAAGTCGATGGGGGTTGATGAAAGAGTTTGATTATGACCTCGATTACAAGACTCTTGACTTTACAAATACAGAAACTCGGATGCTTTATCGCATTGGAAGGGGGGAGCAAGGAGTTTTACTGGTACGCCCTTATACTAACGACATATGTGCTCATTGGAGATTTAAGACTCCAGAGATTGCAGTAGAGTCTGCGAATAAAATCTTCGCAATGTATCTAGATTACAGAGACGAAGAAGATTTTATAGGCATGGACATGTGTCGTAAGTTTTTGGAAATGGGTTTCACAAGAGCACGTCGTTACGCAAACCATAACTCTGGTAAAAAGTATGACGATGATGGTAATGTGAGACCACAAGAAGAAGACCATGCTACCAGTAAGTATGCAGAGTCTGCAAAGATCTTTAAGAAAGTTAGAGACATCGTTGCTAACAACGATACATATAAAAAGATGAGGAAGGAGTGGCGGTCACATGAGTGACATACATTTTAAAAAACACCGTGTGTTTAGAGAAACAGACGGTGTTATTTTTTATGACATATCAGTAGATGAATCGAATGCTGCTGACTTAGTAGTCCATGAAGGACCTGCTCAGTCACCCCCACCTGATTGTGTGGGAGGTAAGCAATTCTATATTCATTCTTTTCAAGATGACTACAATAGAGTAGTCTCAGGGACAAGGATGTTTGAGTTGGTCAATGAGGAATGGAAATTCCCATACCATATAGTGCACCTTGATGTGCATAGTGGTGCATTGATCATACCTCGTGGCACATTCCATAGATCAGTGTCAGGTAAAGATGGATCAATAGTAATTAATCAAGCAAAGAGATACGATGGGTTTGATCCCTCTGCAGAGTTTTATCCTGTATCATGTGCAGAGTGTATGAAACTATATAATATATTGAAAAACGAAAAACCTGTTATCCACAGATTAGGTGAATGAAATCAGTTGAATCTTATGAGCAACTCCTCCAACGTTTTACGAAGAGGACAATGCAACTCTCCGCAAGAAACGAAGAGTTGAAAGAAGCATACGAAGAGTATGTGAAAAACGAAAGCGATCTCAAAAGACTAGAGGGATCGAAGCAAGCAATCGAATATGTTGCCTTTGGTAAGATGCCAGGCGACGGTAATCATGACAAGTTTGCAGCACACAAACCATGACAATGAATATCGCAACCATCTACTCTAACAAAAGTCAGGAGTGTGAGAGGGCAGCACAACTTTTAAAGGCACTAGGATGTAACTTTCGAGAATATTTCCTTGATGAAGACTTTACAAAGCAACAATTCCAAATGGAATTCGGAGGTGATGCTCACTACCCTCAGATTACCCTAGGTAATAAACCTTTGGGTGGATTGAAGGATGCGTTGCAATATTTAAAACAGCACGGTTATATTAACTGAAACCAAAATCGACTTTCCAGTTACAGATACCCCGAAAAAAAATTCGGGGTATTTTTTGGTCTGGGGGGTCGAGGTAAGTATTAATACCTAGTAACCTCCTCCATAGTATCCACCGCCACTTGATCCTGATGATCCTGACGACCCAGAGGATCCTGAGGAGGAAGAAGAAGATGAGGAGGAAGAAGAAGAACTTGAAGAGCTTGAACTAGAAGAAGAAGAGCTACTGCTCGAGCTACTACTACTGCTACTACCACTACTGTAAGTATTTTGATCAGTCGTTGTAGATCCATCCCCAGTGAACGCTCCTGCTGAGTCGAAAGGCGACAATGTTGATGCAACATTCGTGCCATTGATTGTAGACCCTGTGCCAGGTGTATACACTCTGGACGTAAGTTGCTGTTGTGCCAAGAATGTGATACTTGGTGTTTTTCCGATTTCGGTCGTATATTCCTTTTTCGTCGGTTTGAAGATTTCTTGGACTGTGCGGAAAGTAGTCTTTGTTTCCTTTCCAAAGACATCTACCTCTAATTCGTCGTTTGGCAAATAAGACACCAAACTGAAGAATTCCTCTACAAAGTCATCTAGGTATTCTCGACGTAAAATGTAAATAAGACGTTTTCGCTCATTTTGCCTCATTTCGTGTTGATAGTAAGAAATGGGTCTTACAAGATCTGCCTGTGGAATCACTTCACCGCCAGGTAAGGTAAATTCAAAGTTTTGAGGCACTTCCATGTCCTCTTGCAAATACACTCTACCGTCTCTTTTGACCTCTTTAGTGACCCAATGCCTAGTTTTACCAATATCACTAGGATTTGTAAAATTGTATTTCCTTACAATATACTCAGTCAACTCATATTCATTCATTGGCCAATCATTGTATAGATTGGTTATTTCGTTGCAAAGTAGAATAACCCAATCATACTTAGTATCATTGTAAAACTTCTGAGCGAGTTGATCTGGTCTTTCGCTGTTTTTGATGTAATATTTCTCAAATCCTAAAATGATGTCATCCAACTCATCACGAATTTTGACTCTACGGAAGAGATTCTTCGCATTAATATAGGGAGACGTGCTATCTTGACGATAACCAGTCTTTCTGACCTTGATGTTAGGTAAGTAGGAAAAGTATTGACTCATGAGCTTGTTTCAGTTGAATCTCCTTCACCTGCCCAATCTTCCCAATTCCATTCACCTTCGGAGTCGTATTGGAAATTCTTATCGTAGAAATTCTTGATTGGAAGAGCAGTTTCGCTAAATGTAAGTGATAAGTTATAACTAACAGGACCATAATCATACTCAGAGAAGTTTTTCGATTCACCGAAGAATGACTTGAGACTGGCATAGTTGCCATCAGGTGAATAGTCAATTCCCATGTCTGTTAGCACTAGTTTTGTTGGGAATCTGTATAGATCCTGCAACACACCACCTTCTTTATCAGGTGTTTGTATTTTTTCTGTTTGACCGTCGTCACTATATCTAATTATACTGATTTTGAAGAAATCAGGGATAGTCAACCATTTCTGTTTACTACTGCCAGGTAGCATAGCAATACGAAGAGTTTTAATGATCTCACCGATCATTTCTACGTCTTTCGCACTTTTAGGCACTAGTTTGAAGTTAAAATTGTGTCTTCTATAATTCATACCCTCAAATGTAGTCTCCTCGTAGGGGTTGAAGACACGTTTTTGGGTTAATGCTGAAAGAGAGTTAGCAGACAAACTACTGGATCCACCAGTTTTAGCAACAACGGCATTGATAGCATCTCCTGCCATCTTAAAACCAAGTTGTGCTTTTGCAGCATCTGCAGCTTCTTGAATACTATCTGTAAAACCGTCACCTGCCATACCACCTTGACCCATCTGCACTAGGTTACTACCAACCTGACCTAGTTTATGGTTGGTGTAGTTAGCACTGAATTGCTCAGAAAGTTTGGAAGGGAGGTATAAATATATAGAGTTAGCGATGACATTGTTTGAGTCACCACCTATTTCATTGTAAGGATTACTCTCTTGACTATCATAAATGTCAAGTTTTAGGTAATCAATCACCTGTGTAGGATAAGCGTCAGCAGAAGTTACGTCGCCTCTGGTCTCAGAGCGACTTCCGCCATACGGTTTTGATCTAGGGAATACTAATAGTCTATTATTTGCCATGGCATATTCGGGAAGATACAGACCATCACAACCGAAAAAATATAAAGGTGATCCTACAAATATTATTTATAGGAGTTTGTGGGAAAGAAAGTTTATGGTCTGGTGTGATAAGAATGAAAATGTGCTCCAATGGGGTAGTGAAGAGATTATTATCCCCTATGTGTCACCTGTGGATCGCCGTGTGCACCGATATTTCCCTGATTTCTATGTAAAGGCACGCACAAAAGACAATAAAATTAAGAAATACATCGTTGAGGTTAAACCAGAGAAGCAATGTATGGTGCCAAAACGACCTAAGAGACAAACAAAAAAGTTTATTAATGAGGTCAAGACCTACGGTATTAATCAGGCAAAATGGAAAGCAGCGACTGAATACTGTCTTGACAGAAACATGGAATTTATGATACTCACCGAAAAACACCTTAAGGTATGAGTTTATTCAAAGACGTAAAAGAGCTAGCAGGAGGGCGTAGTCAATCTAAGGATTGGTATCGCTCACAGGTTAGATATGGTCTAGAGTCTTTAGGGCGTCCTATCAGAGAAGGTGATATTCTATTCTATGACTATGTAGCACAATCACAACGATTAGACTGGTATGACATGCACCCACTAACCCTTGTGACTGATGTAGACAACTTTTTAGGACAGTTTAGTGGTGGTAATATCCACTATTTACGCCCATCTGCAAGGCAAATAGTAGGAAAATCATGGGCAGGAGGTGCAAATACATATCCTTCGCGTTGCTATCATAAATACTTTATGTCTAGTGCATCAAATATATACATAGTGCCACCTTCGGCATTTACAGATTATGTCCCACTGCCATTAGAGCAGTTTCTATTTACAAGAATGGGAGTCAAAGTGCCAGTGCCTAGTAGCGTAATCTGGAGCAGAGTATGAGCTACAAACAACCCAATTCAATAAACACTTTTAGAGAGTTAATCGGGACAGGTAATAAAGAACCTGCAAGATCTAATCTCTTCCAAGTGGTAATTGACCCGCCACCTGTTATGACAAGTGTTGGCGGTGACTTTGCTGAGCAGTCTTTGACTGGTAACCAATTCCTTGATAACGCACTTGGATTCATCGGTATCGAAGACCAGACGCAGATGAGGAAATACCGTGAGCATGCTGATATGATGAATTACTATGCTGACACTGTGAGTATACCTGGCAGACGTATTACTGTTGGCACAGTAAGAGACGTTGGTGCAATGAGAAGATTTGCCACTGATACTACTTTTAGTGAATTGCAAGTATCATTCTTGCTACCTAAAGACATGTATCATAGAGAGTATTTTGAGAGATGGATGAATTACACAGCATCCGACTCAGAGAATAGAGTGGGTATGTATGATCAATATACAAGTAAACTTCGTCTAATTAAATGGGAATTAGCATCCAACTACGTTGGAAAGCAGACTAGGACTAAAGATAATGGTCAAAAAGCAACCTATATGCAGCGTTTCAACGGTGTATCTGCCTGTTGGACAATGTATGGAGCATTTCCATTTGACATGTCTGCAATCACACTAAATAATGGACCTACGGATCTAATTAAATTGGATGTCTCTTTCTATTACGAGAGATACCGTATGGACACACCAAACAATGCTAAGATGTTTAAAGGTGCACTTAAGGATGTCCAAATTCCAATGGACAACTCTTCTGTGCTTGATTCACTTAGCATAGATTCCAGTCTCGATAACTTCGTCGGTATTGGGGTCTAAATAAAACATATAGTATTTGAGTATATTATGCCATTACCCAAAATTGCACTACCTGAGCATGACCTTAAAATCCCGATCACGGGTAAGAAACTTACTTACCGTCCTTTCCTTGTTAAAGAAGAGAAACTCCTCTATCTCGCCATGGAATCGAAGGATGAAAAGGAGATGGTTAAGGCAGTTAAAACTATCATTAAGAACTGCACGTCTCTCTTGGACAAGGAAGTTGAAAAACTCGCGACTTTTGAAATTGAGTATGTTTTCCTCAAAATCAGATCAAAAGCGGTCGGAGAGGTTAGTGAATTCAAGGTAACAATGCCTGATGATGGTGAAACACAGGTGGATGTATCAGTGCCTTTAGACAAGGTTGAGTTACAAGTACCTGATAATCATAATCCTAAAATCATGTTTACTGATGATGTTGGAGTCGTAATGAAGTATCCTTCACTCGACATTTTCGTCCAACAGAATATGACAGATGGTGAGCAAACCATTGATGACGTTTTCCAACTTGCAGCAAGTTGTATCGGTCAAGCATTCGATGGTGATGAAGTTTATGATAGTTTCACTAAAAAAGAAGCAGTTGACTTCCTAGAGAGTCTGAATTCAGACCAATTTGCGAAGATCCAAGAATTCTTTGAAACCATTCCAAAACTCAGTTATACCATGAGTGTGAGGAATCCTAAGACCAAAAAAGATAATGACATTGTATTTGAGGGCTTAGCAGCTTTTTTCGCATAAGTCTGTTGCATGATAGTCTTGAAAACCTATACAAGACTAATTTTGCTTTGATGCAGCATCACAAGTATTCTTTGACTGAGTTAGAGAATATGATCCCATGGGAGAGAGATGTCTATGTTAATTTGTTACTAGCCTATCTTCAAGAAGAAGAAAGACGCCGTGCAGCAGAAAATAACAGGAATCGAGTTAATCTCTAATGTCAGCAATACGGTCATTCGTTACTGTTAAACCTTTCAAGTCCACGACTACGGTCGGCACCAATATGAATGGACTTCGGAAGAGTGTGAACAGACTCGGACAGACCACTGAGGGCATCGGTAAGTCCATCGAGCAGATGGCAATCATTACTGAATTCCAAAAGGATTACATTGTAGGCAAAGTCAAGACAGATAGAAAATATGATGTAGATAAGGATAAAGAGAAGAAACTTATCGCTTCACGCCTAAAAGTCCAGAAGAAAAGAGAGAAGTTACGAGGAAAGAGAGACAAGTCTGCGGACATGTCTAAGAATCTAGAGAAAGGCAAGGAGATAGCGAAGGAGAAAGAGAATAGAAAGAAGGAATTGACTCCTTTCCAGAAGATGTTGGATAGGATCGGTGGATTCTTCAGCTCAATTTTTAGTGCATTTCTCTTGTTTGGTGGTCTCGACTGGATGTCGAAGAATGGAGAAGCAATTAAACAAACATTTAAAGTAGTAGCATCTCTAGTTAAGTTTGTATATAAGATAACGAGTTTTGGTGTTAATAATGTCTTAAATGGACTGACCAATATGTTTGGTCGGACAGATAATTTAGGAGAGAATAAAATCAATAGGGTATTCCAATTCTTTAAAGGAGGAATGCAGTTATTGGTAGGTCTTGCAGCACTTAGAGGTGCACAATACTTACTCATGCCATGGAAGTTGTTTAGTGATGTAGGTAAACTAACCAATATCTTTGAAGGTGCTAGAAAGACTGAGCAGGGTGCTAAAGAAGCAACTGAAAGAGTAAAAAACGGATATTACGACAAAAAGACTAATAAGTTTTATACTAAAGAAGAGTATAATACGATGCGTAAGGCAGCTCGTAAGCAGCCTGGCGGATTAAAAGCATTTGAGAATAGAGTTAGACCGACGTCTAAGATCGGTGGCATGAAGATGGGTGCTACCAGACGTATGGGTAATGCATTCAAAGGATTAAAAGGAAGGATACCTGGCGGTGGTGCCACAATGTTGGCAGGTGCTACATCCGTAGTTGGTGGTATCGGTCGCATCATGGGTGGAGATAGAGAAGGAGAGGCAAAAGGCACAGCAGCAGGTGAAGGTGTAGGTAAAGCAATCGGTGGTGTAGCGGGAGCAGCAGCAGGTGGTGCATTGTTACCATTCTTAGGACCTTTCGGACCTATGATTGGTGCTGCTATTGGTGACTTCTTAGGTGGATTCATTGGTAGTAAGATAGGACCTATTATTCAACCTATCTTTGAGCCTATTGCACGAGCATTTGGAATGATGAAGGACATATTCCTAGCTCCTCTCTTGCCAGTGCTTGAGCCAATGAAAGAGTTACTCGGCACATTCTTTAAGGCATTGGGTAATATTGTCGGCACTATAATGAAGGCAATTATACCTATTACAAAGTTTGTAGGTTTTGTATTAGGTGGTGCCATTAAGACAGTCTTTAAGGTATTGTCGTTTACCTTCAATTTAATTAAGAATATTGTCGCATTTACTTTAAATCCTATAGGATTTGCATGGGATGTTATAAGACGTAAGGATCCTGGTAGAGATATAGAATTAGATCAGGTAGCAAATGCAAAAGGATCAGAGAAGAAACCAGATCTTGAGCAGTTTGATCAGGGTGGAGAATTTAGAGGTAGAAGTCAGACTCCTAAATTTGATAAGAATAGAGATAGAGCAACTTTTACTCCAGCTCCTACTCAGCAGGATACTAAACCTAAGATATCATCTAAGAATAGACTCACACCATCACCTTTGATGGGATTAGCACTAGCAGTAGATGTTTTAGGTAAGGGTCTAGTTGCTGCTATTACTGGTGGTATCGCACTTTTTGGTATATTTGCACCTAACGTCAAGAAGATATTAGGTCCTCAACTGTCAGTAGTATCTCAGATTTTTGGAGGTGGTGCATCTGCAAGCTCAGGTGGTAGTGGTGGTGTTAAAGCAATTCCTGTGCCACAGGTTGACTTGATGGCAGAGGAGAGAAAGAAACCACAGAGTGATTTGTCTACAACTATCAAGATGATAGGTGTAGGTAAGAATAGTCTTATTGGTATTCTACAGAGAGCTGTAGATACAATGGATACCAATGAAGATACAGAAGAAATGGCAGTGGGTGGTCTTCTCATGGGTGCTGCCATTGGAGTTGGCACCTTTGTCAAGAAGATGATCACCAAGAAGAAGAGATCTTCTAGGACTGGTATGGGTGAATCTCCTTCTATTGGCATGTATAGGAGAATGGATCAGAAGATCCAAAGGAAGAAAGAGATACAGGGATATTCACAAGGTGGTTTGTTATCAACCAATGGAGCAGTTGCTGATGTTAAACTGACACCTCAAACTCCATTCAGTGATTATGCTCTACACCATAATAAATCTGATAGTCATCCATATAACAACAATAGACTAGGTGGTCATCCTATCGTACCTAGAGACTATGTTGCAGTAAGAGATTGGAATAAACCAGGATTAGATAGAGGCACACCAGTTGTTGCAGGTGTTACTGGTAAAGTTGTATATGCAGGTGGTGACAGTCATAACACTGTGGTGATTTCTAATCATGGTAAGGACAGGATGCAATTCCACCACTTTGACAGTATTAAAACCAGTGTAGGATCAATGGTAGGACCTAAGTCTGTCATTGGATTGCAAGGAAATAAACCTAGTGGATCAGTCCATATTCACTTAGATGCATCGCCAACTGATCATAGATCGTTTGCTGCAGCACAACTTGGTGCAGAGGTAGAGGGTGACACAGATGGTGATATGCCACAGACACAAGAATTTAGAGGTCAAACACCTCAACCTAAGATGAAAGGAGCTAATCCTGCAGCGATACCTGCTGCTGATGCTGTCCCTACAGGAGAAAGTGTGCCTACAGCAGGATCAAGTGTTAAGGATCTTATTACTAAGGTTGTAAATATATTCAGTAAATTCAAGAGAAAACCTAAGAAAGAAGACGTCCCAATCCAAGCATCAATAGACAAATATCAACAACTAGAAAATAGGAATGAAGCAGACCGTCAAATGATGATAGATGGAGCAAAGGCAGAGGAAGCACTTGAGCAGACTGACACTCCTGTATGTTTACCTATATCCATGCCTATCGCAATAAATAGTGGAGGTGGCGGTGGTCAGACCTACAAGAAAGTCACTCAACCATTGACACCTGGTATCCTTAGACGATAATGGCAGAAAAACCCAAGACAGTTATTAAAAAACCTGCCCTTTATAAGATGGTATCTTTTAAGGGGGTGGATAAGAGTGCCAGTAAGGAAACACAAGAGATTACTACAGGTCTAAAGAAGAATCTTAATGCAGCAAATAGTCTTGGTGGCACATTAAACTCTATTGCATTGGCACTAGAGAAACAGACTGTTGCCATGAAAGAGATGGTGCAATTCCAAATCTCACAGAAAGGTATTGATGAGAGATATAGGAAGTTAAAAGATTCTAATGAAAAACGTGATGCAGCACGTCAGAAGATAGAGGATAAGAAAGAAGCACAAAGAGAGAAGAGAGACGACGCAGCAGAGGTAAAGACTACATCTGGAAAGGTTATTGCAGGTTTTGTTGGTGTAGCAGCAAAAACATTTGGTGGTTTCTTTGCGATGCTTGGTAGTATTGCAACATGGTTATTTGCAGGGATAGTTAAGTTTGCAATCTTTGACTGGATCATGAAAAATCCAGATAAAGTCAAAGCATTAGCAAAAGGTTTATATGCTATAGGTAAGTGGGCATTTGGAGTCACCAGCTTCTTACTTGGCACAGCAGGAAAAGGTTTAATAAAGTTTTTAGAGAATCCTTTGTCACTACGAGGATTCTTTGGTGTGATGCAGTTTGCACTGGGCTTAGCACCTATATTTGCAGCATTCACGATACTTAGGAATCCATTAGCAGCACTCAAAGGCATAAAAGCAGTTGTGGGCATGCTTTTTGGCATGGTCAAAAACCTGATGAAGGCAGGTGGACTAGGAGGAAAGCTCAGGAAAGTAGCAAGTAGCGTTCTGCGTAGTAGAGTTGGTGGTGCAGCAGTATTTGGTGGTGCAGCATATGCAGCAGCACGGTTATCTGGTGCAGAGCAAGGAGAAGCAATAGGCACAGGTGTTGGTGCAGGTGCAGGTCAAGCAATCGGTGCTTCTCTGGGTGCAGCGACTGGAATACCTGGTGCAGGTGCGTTGGCAGGGGCAGCAGGTGCATTTGTTGGTGGTGCTGTAGGTGGTGGTATTGGTAAAGCAATGCAACCCATCATTGATCCATTCATGAAATTCTTCGGAGCAATCGGAGAAGTATTTGCATCTGTCTTTGCACCTATACAACAGGCAGCAGGAGATTTCTTTAAGGCACTTGGTGGTGCATTTAATAAGGTCTTAGACTTTATTGAGCCTGCTATGCCAATGATCAAGAAGGTTGGTGCATTCTTTGGCACGGTAGCATTTGCACCTTTGATTGGTTTGATGAAGGCATTGACTTTTATCTTAAGTTTCTTTGCAGGAGGCGGTAAGAAAGACGAGAAACCAAAAGTAGAAAAACCTAAACCTAAACCGAAGAAGGAATTCAAACCTACGAAGAGGGTATCTGGTCGATTCGACATGGATACTGGTCAGGCATATATTAATGACAAAGAGGTTTCTACAGATGAATACATGGCTTATTACAATATGAGCTATGCTGAGAAACTTAAAAACTATGGCGTTACGATTGAAAAGGCAGCAGGTGGTATGGTAGTCGTCCCCAAGATGGACGATGGTGGAGAAGCATCCGAGGGTGAATCCAAGTTGGGTGCTATGTTTGAATTTGCAAATGACTACAGACAGATGATGACTCGTAAGGTCATGGCACTGTCACAGTTGTTGGCACTACCTATCAAAGCGGTTGGTATCTCTATCGTATCTGTTATTGCAAAGGTAGGATCTATGTTTGCAAAATTCTTGCCAGGTCCTCTGAAGTCAATGATCGGCAACTTTATTGCACCACTAGCAGAAGTATTTGGTGTCCCCATGAGTGTCATGGGAGCAGAGAGCTCAGGTGGATCAGGCGGTGTTGACGAAGATAAGTCACAGATACAAGAAGAAGGTAATCAGATCAAAGCTCTCAACAAGATGATTGGTGGAGGTGAGAAGTCTGTTATTGGATTAATGAATAAAATAATCCATGCAGTATCACCTAAGAGCAGCGAAGGTGGATGGTGGAATCCTGGCAACTGGTTTGCAGGTGGTGGTGTAATACAACCACAAGTCCCAGAGTATGCTAGAGGTGGATGGATCAACGGTCCTCAGTCTGGTTATCCTGTAAGTTTGGATGGTGGTAACTCTGTATCATTCATTGGTCACGGTCTAGAGTGGGTTGGAATGCCTAATAGAGCAAGTGGTGGATCAGCATTCATCGTCCCATTCAACACACCTAAGACAAAAACAGATTCTGGTCTTACTGGTAGAAGAATGAGAGAAGCAGTAAGTAAAGGATATGCAACACCAAAAGGATTTGCAGATGGTGGTGAAGCAAAATATAAATCTATCAATTCATATGAATCACTATACAAAGCGGGAGGTTATGTTGATGACCATGGTATCGCAGCAGGTATGCGTATGGTTGACGTATACTATCCTACATACACAATCAAGACAGGTTTCTTAGGTCTAGGTAAAAAAGAGCAGAGAAGAAGATTCAAATTTGGAAGTAGTGATAATATGCACATGTCTACAAAGGACTTTGTGACATGGAAGATGGCAGACGTATGGGGTAAGGTTGAGCCACCAGAAACTAAACCTACAGAGACGATTAAGGGTGATAAAATCAAACCAAACATTGAGCCTATCCAGAAGAGAAGGAGAGGATCGGGTGCTAAAGATAGAGGAAGAGAAGGTGGTAACTTTAGTGGCGATCAACAGAAGAATGTAAGAGGTGAGTATGCATTTAAGGGTAAAGGTGGCACCGAGCCACAGAATCAGCAGTTAGATCCTGCAACAAGGGTAGTTAAAATGACCCTAGATAAAGCAGGTCAAGTATTCAACAGCGTTAAAGACGTTGGTAAACGGTTACTTGGTTTTAAATCTGAAGAGAATAGTAACAAGAGAAAGACTAAAGAGAATGCAAACATGGCTGTCATGCAGGCAGTTGAAGCTCAGAATCAAAAGGTTGCAGCAATGGGTGCAGGTGGTGGAGAAGCATCACAACCAGAGGAAGTGCCTATCGTAATACCTAACTCAAATCAATGGAATGAAGCAGATCCATACTTTGTATCTAGATTCTCTAGATTCAGAGAAACACAAGCTGACTTGACCTACACACCTACACTTAAATAATGGCAGAAAGAAGAGCGAAAATTGTAGAGCTGAATGAAGCGTCCATTGCCTTTGGTGAAGAGGGTAGGATGAAGTGGTCTGAGCCATTGTCACCTAAGAATAGACTTAAGGGTGATAATGTCTTTGATATTGGTGATCTTGTTGCATCTATAGAATACTATGAGTCTATTGATAGTCCTTTCCTAAGGTGTGACATAGCAATCGTTGACTCTATTGATCTATACAAACAGATTCGTGGTAAGGAAATTGTAAAGATTAAAATTACCTCAGAGAGCTCAAACGAGGATCCATTAGAGGTTATCTTCCGAGTCTTTAAGATGGGTAGTTTCATCAAGAATGAGAGAGCAGCGATGTATATCCTGCATCTCGTGTCACATGAAGCATTCTTAAATGAAGCAAACAGAGTATTTGGTGCATTCGGACCTTGTGAGAAGCACAAAGACAAGGAGAATCTTCCTAGATTTATTGCAAAGGAATATCTCAAGGCAGGTGAAAAGGCAAAAAATAAAAACTTTGAAAAACCTAGCAAAGTTTGTTTCAGTTGCCCTAATTGGAGACCCTATGACACTATTGCATATCTTAGCGATAAGGTATTGAGACAAGAGGGTGGCACAGGTAAGAGATCTAACATGCAATCAGGTTTCTTATTCTATGAAAATAAGCATGGATTTCATTACAAATCTATTGACAGACTATGTGAGGGTAATGAAAACGATGAGATTAAAACATATACCTACATGCAGTCAGGTGTAGAGACTAAAACTGCAGTAGAAGAATACTTTAAAATTGAAACTATTACATTTCCAGATAAAGTTAATCATCTAGAAAAATTAAGGACAGGTTTATATAAAACATCTGTGCTTGGTGTATCAGTCCCTTCTCTAGGATTGACACATCTACCAACAGCATCCTCAAGTGGTGGTGAGAATAATACCACTGAGGTGAAGAGAAAGAATTTTGAAACTACGTTTGAATCTATATTTGATAAAGCATCGACGATTGACACGGGCAGACCATTTCAAGACACGGGTTTTGATTCTAAAGCACAAGCAGCTACTAGATTCAAACTAAGAGTCATGCCTACTTGGATTCACCAACCTGCAGGTGGTGGAGATCCAGAAGGGGGAACCAGGACATATCTTGACACGCTATCTGTATCATCGTATGCTACTGCTAGGTATGCATTACTAAATGCTATACAACTAACAATCGTCGTACCAGGTAACACCGCTCTTGCTGTAGGTGAATTGGTTAAAGTCAGCATTCCCGCATCAAAAACGGAGAATAAGAATGACGTCAAGCAAGATCGTGTATATAGTGGTAAGTATCTGATTGCAGGTCTAAAACATGTCTATCGTAAGGATGGCATAACAACCACTCTTTATCTTACTAAAGATTCGATCCGTGAAGATAAATAGTAGTAATCACACAGGTATCACACATGCAAAGCATCGAAGCACACATCGAGAAGGATAAGCAAATCCTTAGCGATCCTACCACAAATCCACAAATGCGTCGCCACATCGAGTTGGAGTTGCACGATTTGGAGGAATATGTGGATCATCACAAGAAAGAGATCGAAGCAGGAGATCATCATGATCCTAACTGCATTGAGCTATTCTGTGACCAACACCCAGATGAGCCAGAGTGCTTAATTTATGAAGATTAATTATGAATAATGTTGGACTAGAAGTGCTGTTTTGGACTACATTGTCTGTATATTTGCTTGCAAAAGCAGGTGTATTTAAAAAGTAATGGCACGTCGCAAAAAAACAAACAAACTAAAGAATCCTCCTACACTTAAAAGTATCAAGTGGAAGGAAGATTTGCTTGAGAAAGGACCTAAGTCTTTTATGCAAGCAATCCTCTATGAACAACTAAAGAAAAAGCAACCGTAAATTTATGTTATCAACCCAGTATCGTCTCCGCCTACAAGAAATTTGTAAGAGCATCGCAGCAGGTATGGAAGTTAGTTTGGAAGATATGATTTGGGCAGAAAAGTTAGCAAAAACAAATACATCCGCAAGAGGGATGTTGCAAACAGCAAGGAGGTTGGCAACGAATCCAGACGACTCTTTTCTGAATAACTTGAATATTGGAGACCCCGATTCAAGTAAACACAAAAGGGGTTTCACTGATGCAGGAGACATCGCAGACTGGTTTAGACAAGATAGACCTGACGATTGGAGACAACGAGACTGATGGAATATCTAATATTTTTTGGAGCATTTACTTTTTGGGGTGTATGCGTAGCGAGGTATATTGATGCTAGGTAACATACTCCTGTGGTCTGCTTTTCCATTTGTAATGGCGACTCTATACTTTGGAAGTAGAGGTGGATATTACGACACGGATAACTACAAGGGTGACGGTTGTGCCCATGATGTAAAACGTTAAGTATTTGTTATAAATAGAGTTAGCAAACTCTAACAAATATGTAACAAATGCGACTAAAAGAAGTAAAAAAGGCAGCAAACAAAATAATCAAAGATCCAGATCATTGGTCATCAGCAGAAATTGTATACGCTAGGATGATGAGAGAGCAAGCAAAGAAAGGGCTTGACAAGAAACAAAATAACAAATAGAATTAGCTTGTTGGGTTTCAGACGATGAGTAGCTTTGAAGAGGCTCTGTGTGGACATTACTCAAATAAATCTCAAGCATATTCAGATCCACAAAAGTGGCCACTAATCCACATTGAATGGACTGAGATCAAAAAGGGTAAGATTTTAGAATGTAAATCTTGGTATGAGTATGAGGGTCCTAATAAACCCTATAAACATTTCAGAGCAAAATATAAACGTATTCACGAAGATATAATTGAGTGTGATACTTTAGATCTAAAAAGAAACAAAGAAGGATGCGGTTTTGTCTTCGTCAAGATGGACGATGGGACATGGTGGGGAGAGACAAACGGTCCTTGTGTAGTAAATGATGTTAACATAACTGCACTTGCAAGATTTAATGGCACTGATTACTGGTCATTCGACAATGGTCGTAGACTAAGATCAGGTGCATTTGTTTGGGGCAAAGAAGAGAAGGATGGCGAATTTCATTTCGTAAAACTTCCTAAATAACTTATATCCATACCAATTATAATGATAACAGACTATTCTGGATCGGACGGATTCACTTGGTGGGTCGGGGAAGTCGAGTCTAATAAAGACCCGATGCAACTTGGTCGTGTCAAGGTGCGTATCTATGGATGGCATACTGGTGGTAATGACTCAGAGGATTACCTAAAGAAGATGCCAACCGAGGCATTGCCATGGGCAATGTGTCTAGTCCCTACAGATAAACCACAGGTAAAACAGATCGGATCCAAGGGCGAATTGCAGGAAGGTGCAATGGTCGTTGGTTTCTTCATGGATGGTGAAGAAGGTCAGATCCCTATGGTTATGGGTGCATTCCATACTGTTAAAGATCAGAAGGGTGATACCTTTGCTGCTAACCCAGAAGAGGCAAAGAAAGATGATGATAATCCACCACAAGCACAGACACTTACAGGTGAAAAGGTAAACTCAGGTAACACTGCTGTAGCAGTTGTTTCACCACCTGCAGATCCTGGCGGTAGAGAAGATGAGTCTAGAGGTGCACTAGGTAAGGCAGCAGTTGTTAACTCAGGTCATGGTGACCCTACGACTAACCCTGCTATTGTCCCATCTGAGATGCAAGGTGTTGCTGATGGTGTAAATGGATCTGCGGGTAAAGGATTCCAGACTGACTTAAGTCGTATGTTGAAAGAGTTGGGCAACATGTCTAACCAACTCGCTAGAGGTAAGGATGGCACATATGTTTCTATCATCACTGGTAAAATTATACCTGGCGACCCAATTAAAGAAAGACTGAATAAGATTGTAAACTTTGTAAGTGGTGGTCTATCTGGTATGCTTGCACCTCTAAAGCAAGCAATGGCAGAAGCAATCTCCAAGGCAGTAAACTTGATCGTGAAACTTGTATCAAAGTTTGTGCCGATGGCAGTGTTGAAAGTTATCATGGCTTTCCTATCGCAGATCCTAGATATCTTCTGTTTACCTGTGCCCTCATGGTTAGGTCTGGTTAACAGTGCACTAGGTGACATCTCTAGTTTTGCCAATGGACTGGCAAATAGTATTACGGATAAGATTACTGATGCGTTAGATGGCGTAGCTAATAAAGTAGATAATATCATTGATCGTATGCTGAATGGTGCACAGAAAGCCATGTCAGATACAGCACAAACTATTGGCACAGTGATGACTGGTATCCTTGGTGTATCCGAGGCAGGCAAAGGTGTGACAGCACTTACTGGTAATATTAAAACTATTCTTACTACAGACTTCTCTAAGTTGGACTGGGGATCTCTGTTGGGTATCGTCATGGGTATCCTTAAGGCACTATTTGCAAAGGACTGCGGACGAACGACGAAGGTCAGTAAGACGAAAGGGTGGTTTCCATTACTGGGGACTACCCAATGCGACACTTTTGGAGAGACACTTAAACAAAGTGGGAATCCACTACCTGCAGGTAAGTGGGGTAAGGAACAGAAAGACGGTCGAGGATTCTTTAATGATATGTTTGGTGAGATCGATCCTTACCGACAAACTACTCAAACATTTTTAAATGGCACAAGCATTATTGAGGACGCTACACCTAAGAAGGAAAAGCGTATTGTCAGTGGTCCTGGTGGTGTATCTACTATTGAGGATAAACTTGGCAATGTCCATAAGAATGTCCCTAACAATGACACGAGAATTATTGCGAAGGATTCTTGCGAAACTGTAAAAGGTAATAAGACTCTAACTGTAGAAGGTGACTACTTCTTGAAGGTCATGGGTAACTTCAACATTGAAGTTGTTGGTGCTATGAATATAAATCAGAGTTGTGGAGATCCTACAGAAACTACAGGATCATCTAAACCCTCTAAACCTAAGACTAAGAATGAAAGAGGGCAGTATGCATTCCGCACTGACAATGCTAACTTCTTTAAACCACCTACACCTGTCTATGGTCGCAGCGACTATCCTGCATATCCTAAGGAGCCAGGCACTGATAAATGGGGACGTAGAGAAGGCGGATCAACTCTAGCCGTGCCTACGAAGAGTAGTAGTAGTAAAGAGCAATCATCTGTTGAAGTGAAGCACGGTGACCATACCATTGCATACTCTGGTATTGTTACAGTCCAAGGTGCTGACGTTAAAATACAGGCAGCAGATAAAATTAATATGTCAGCACAGGTAACTAAGATTGAAGGTAACGCTATTGATCTGGTTGCTGACGGTGAGATTACTATGGAAGCAAACTGGATCAGTAAATTCCTAGGATCTGGTGAGTTGGCATTCGTTAATATGTTTAGTCTTGACGTTATGCCTAAGGTCTCTGGTGTATTCCAGATGGTCAAGGGATCTATTGTTGATGCATGTGTTGACCAACCAGGTATCCCACCCGCTACACCACCACTACACATTCGTATTGCTAATGCCACAACTCTTGTGGGTGGTATGGCAGACGTAGTGTCAGGCACAACTGGTGCACACTTTACTTTCGTTAACACCTCATCAGGTGGTATCGCTGAGATCGTTAATGCAGCAGGTGGTGCTATCATTAACCAAGTAAACAACGGTATCGCATCATACGGTGTGAATACTGGATTCTTCGCTGCAGGTTGCTCTGCAGGACCTACTCAAATTTATGGCTTGCCAGTCCTGTTGAATTGATGTATAGTATAGGGAGTGACCCCCCTATATTATGGACTCAGATGCCGTCGCTCACATTTTTGTGAAGATGAGTCAACGGAAAATAACCATCCTTGATGAGGCAGGCTATGAAGAAGTTGTTAAATACAAGTGGGACGAGGAAGGAGGAGAAGGTTTCTCTGAAACTCTTGCCAACTTCCAAGCAGTAGTCCCTAGAGATCTACTTACAATCACACCATGAGCACTATTATTACTCTCACACAAGATGAGATTGAAAGTAACTTTGACTTTGCGTTGAAACTTTGCGAAAAGGGTCACACGATCAAAGTTATTACAAAAGATGAAAAAGCAGTTTTGCTGACCCCAGTTATGGGTTACACTCAACTTCCAGATGATGTAAACATCCCAGACGCTGAGGAATTTGTCCCAGACCCTGCTGCTGTCGGAGCATATGTAGCAGAGTCCATGAGAGAAATGACGCAGGATTTTTAAATGTTACAGGTCAAGGTAAGCGAAAACTATTGTTATCTAGAATTACCTGATCAAGGACGTCAAATCGTCAAGTGTTATAAAATCAATGGTATGCCCTACACCTTTGATGAGTTGCCAGAATTTATGCAACAAGACGAAGAGATCATTCTAGATGCAGAGACATCCTCAGAATACACAATGGAAGACTTATTCAAGTATTCCTGTTATCTTTGTGAGGAGGAATGTCACCCACTGATGTGGGATCTGGAAGGGTATGTTGTTAACTTTGAGGAGGTGCCCGATGCTTGAGATTCTATTAGCAGCGAGCATGACATATAAAATGCCTGATGCATCCTTTGCAGAGGCATATGTATTGAAAGAATTACAAACACAAGGAATTACAGACAAAAATGCTCTAGCCACTGTGCTAGGTAATATTAAACAAGAATCAATGTTTCACTCTAATATATGTGAAGGTGGAGCAAGAGTAGAATACGAAAACTGTCATACAGGTGGTTATGGTCTGATCCAATGGACATCCCTTGCAAGGTATGCGGGTCTAGGAGCATTTGCAATGAAATATAATTGCGATCCTAGTAGTCTTGCATGTCAGACTCGTTATATGATGAATGAATATCAATTCCAATCCATACTTCCAGACCTAAAAGAAGGAGGTAAAACTATCGACCAGTATATGAAACCTGCATATAGTTGGTTAGGATGGGGTGTATACGGTCAAAGAGGGACTTATGCTGAAGAATACCGACAAAGGTTGACTCTTGACTAGTATAAATAAAGTTGTAACTAAATAGCGAGCGGTTGTGGCAACCAAAAGAATATCACAATTAGGTACTATAACGGATGCAGAGGTTACTGGCGAGTCGATTCTCCCTGTAGTTATTTCTGATCCATTACAACCTAACCGCAAAGCCAAAGTTAACCAGTTGCATAGAGGTGTGAGTGCAGGTACAGCGTCCACGCCTGGTCTATGTTTCGATTTGGACAGGGACACAGGACTCTACCAAGCACAAGCAAATGAGATTGGTATAACCTTTGGATCTGCGACAATCTATAACACTAGAGTATCAAACACTGATGGATCTTCAACGGTAAACATCACTGCTATTGATACCGCTAGTGCTAACAGCAATGTACAAATCACTCCTCAGGGTAGTGGTTATTTTACTGTACAGGGTCTGACTCAGTTTAAAGACGTTGAATTCTATCTAACAGGTGATCAAAACCCTGCTAAGAGAGCATTCTTTAATGCTGATACTATCTCTACACAGTCAGGTACAAAAAGATTTGACTTGCCAGATGTAGGTGCAAACACGTCTACAACTCTCGTTGCTAACGACACATTCCAGACACTGACAAATAAGACTCTTATCATCAAAGATAATGAGTTGTCTATTACTGGATCTACATCTACCGATAAGATTGCTAAGTTAGAGTGTGACGCATGGCAATCACCAGGCACACATATCTATAGACTGCCTGATTTCGGTGCAACACAAACACAATCAACGCTGATTGACGACATTACAGAGCAGAATATATTCAACAAGAATATGGTTAACCCCACATTCTCGAATACTCCCTCTGGTGATCCTCAAAACCCAACACCACAGGTTATCTTTGATTCCTCTGGTATTACTGCTGATCGCACGATCACATTTGATGATCTTAATGCTACTCTCGTTGGTACAGACTCAACTCAAACACTAAGTAATAAAGTATATCAGGGTGCAATTTTTGCAGATACTACTGCAGGTGTAGGTATTAATAGGAAAGTAACTTTTGACTTGTCTAACATTGAAGACAACCAAAACTATTCTTTTAGTTTCCCAAACAACGACCCTTCTGCTCCCCTAAATACTACTGATCCTTCGGTTCTTGTAACAGAATTGAAGACTCAAACGTTGGTTAACAAGACCTTTGAATCTGCTAAGATTAACAACCCTAACGATTTAAACGGTTTAGTTACTATTGATGTCTCTAATATTACTGAGGCAGTAACGATTCAATTCCCTAACGCAGACGCAACGTTACTTTCTACTAATAACATCGCTGAGGTGGGTATTAGTTTCGGTGGTCCTATTTCCGCCCCAGTCTTAGGTGGACAACTTAGACTACAATCACATTTCCAGTCAGGATGGTAATTAAAAAATGACAGCAGGTAGACTAGCTGCCGTATCACCCGCAGCAACAACAGATACGACGCTTTATAAGGCGAATATCACAGACACAGCATCGACGGTAGTCAATGTGTGCAACCAGAATGGATCTGGTAGCTCATATCGATTAGCGTTGAGAGATTACGATCAGGTGCTACACCTAGATGGTTTGAATGCTAGTGCATATAAATTTGCAAAAGGCAATCCAATCACATCTTACTACTTGGATCTTAATCCAGGTTTCCAAGATTCACAAGCAATTCCTGGCACTAATTTTACATCTACTAACGGTGCGACTGGCACTATTCTTGATGTATTCAAACCCACGACTGCTGTAACTTACTACACAAAGATTGCTGAGATTATTCAACTTAGTTTCGCTGCTGACTCTCTGACTGGTACTCCTGTCGATGGTGAGACTATTACTGGTGCAACTTCTGGTGTTACTGCATCCAACCGTGGTGTGCAGGCAGGAGGTACTTCTGCATATATTGAGATCGCTGATATTGGCACAGGTGCCACTTCAGTTAACGTAGATAGAAATACTGGTCTTGCTGACGGTATGTATCTAACTGTTGGTGACCCTGCTAACTCAGATAATACAGACGAAATTATTTCTATCGATTCCTCTGGAATTAACACTACGACTAACGTCCTGACTGTTACTCGTGGTGCACTTAGCACAACTCCTGCAAATATTCCTGCAGGTCGTTTGTCTGTTGCATGGTCAGCATCTGCTACTACCACTACCATTGATGAGGGTGGCACATATGCTGCAGGTGACGTAACTCTTACTGTTACAGACTCTACTGGTTTTGTGACTGGTGGATTTATCTTGATTGACAATGAGATCCTAGAGGTCACAGGTGTTGCAGGTAATGATCTTACTGTTACTCGTGGGTCTTACGGCACATCTGATGTTAACCACAACAACGGATCCAATGTCACACTCTTGACAAACAATGGACAGTATCTTCTTAACTGGTTTACAACTGACGAGGGACTTACATTCGCAGGTGGTGCAGCAGCAACTGTATCATTCAGTGCAACTGCATCTCAAACAATCTCTACTAAGTTTGTTTTGTCTCTTACAGGTGCTAGTGCAACCGATCATATCTATAATCAGGCACTGCAATTAGACCTTGACAGGACATATATCTTTGATCAAAGTGACGCAACAAACGCAGGTAACGCATTTAGATTTTCAGCAGATGATAGTGAAGGTCCTAATGGATCAGGTACTGAGTATACTACAGGTGTTACTAAGGTAGGTACTGCAGGACAAGCAGGTTGCACAGTAACTATCAGCATCACAGATTCTACTAGTAACCTATTGAATATCTACTCTGAGGATGGACTTGATCCTTCACAGACTGGTGGTCGTGGTTTTACTGCTAACGTTAGTTTGACTCCTACTTACACAAGAGTTTACATCTACAATGTTGCAGGTGAGCCACTTGCTGCTGCTGATACATTTACTATCGGTGGTATCACACAAACTGTTGAAGCAAACGGTGTAAGCGTAGGTCCTTATGGTTACGTCCATGGATGGGATCCTGCAACTAATCATCTTAAAGTTTCTATTGATAGAAACTCAGCAGCATTCTCTGTGGGTGATCAATTCTATGACTCTCCTACTCTTAACAATGGTGTAAGATCTATGACGGAAGTTGTAGATGGTAAGATTCTTACCATTGATACTATCAGTGCTGCCGATGCAAGTAGGACTGCAGGGACATACACAGTTAGTGGATCTACTAATGGTAGTGGCACTGGACAATCATTCTCTGTTGTAGTCGCAGCATCTACAGGTGCAGCAACTGTGACAGTCTTGAATGGTGGTAAGAATCACACTGTTGGTAATACTGTAACTATCCTTGATAGTGATCTAGGTGGTGGAGGTGCTGCAAACCTAACCTTCAATGTAGCAACTATCTCATCTGGTATTCAAACTTCTGCAACAGGAGTTTACAACGTAAGTGATTACCTATTCTATGATAAGGCAATCGCTGCAAACGTTAGTGAAAAGAATTCATCTATCGTTGTCGGACCTGGTCAAAACCTAGTCTGTCGTGCAGCAAACACAAACGTATCTTTTATTGTTAATGGTTTTGAGTCTTCATCTTCCGACTTTGAGGTCGTGAATATGACTAAGACTTCAACTGGTGGTGAAGGTGGCGGTGCTCCAACCCCATAATAAATAACCATATAGGGAAACAGTAAATGGCACTTACTCGTCTTAAAAATATCATTACATCGAGGACTGGACGTATTATCTACGTTAACCCCGATGATTTTGATGCGTCAGATAGTTTTGATAATAGAGGTAACTCAGCGTTACGTCCATTTAAGACGTTGCAACGTGCATTTCTAGAAGTAGCGAGATTTTCATACAGAGTTGGTCTTAGTAATGACGAATTCGATGCATTCTCGATCTATCTGTATCCTTCCGAGTATGTGCTAGACAATAGACCAGGTCTTGCAGATTTTAACCAGATCCAACCATTTAATGAGAATACTAACTTTGATATAACGTCTGCATCCAATGAGCTTTATAAATTTAATTCAACTCGTGGTGGTATTATTGTCCCTCGTGGTTGCTCTGTTGTTGGTTCGGACTTACGTCGAACCAAAATCGTTCCGAAATATGTCCCTTATCCCACAGTACAGGGTAGTCTCGGTATTACTGCTGCTAATGAACCTGATCCTACTGCGATCTTTAGGTTAACTGGTGCAACATATTTCTGGCAGATGTCCTTCTTTGATGGGGACAACAATGGTGTATTCTATAGAGACGACCTCTCACAGATCGCACCTAACTTCTCACATCATAAACTAACATGTTTTGAGTATGCTAATACAGATGATCTAAACCTCTACTATCAGAAGATCTCTAAAGCATACGCTACAATCCCCGACTCATCTGGTATTATCGCACAAGACCAGTTACAGGCAAGAGTTGAGGAAAACAGAATTGTAGGTCCAATCTCTGATGAATTTGCTGTATCACAGATCATTAGAAACGGACAGACTGCTACTGCATTTACCGTGGATGAATTGGGTAACCCCAAAAACCACGGTTTCTCTGTTGGTGTTGCTGTTAATATTTCTGGTGTAACAGGTCCTACTGAGCAGGATCAGTTATTGTATAATGGATCATTCTTTGTTACGTCTGCACAAGGTAACCAGTTTACTTATCAGATGAGTGCTGAGCCATCTGGTAATGCTATTGGTAGTAACGTCCTTGTTAAAGTTGAGATTGATACTGTTGACTCTGCATCTCCATATGTATTCAACTGCTCGCTAAGATCAGTTTGGGGTATCAATGGTATGCACGCTGATGGTGCCGAGGCAACTGGTTTCAAATCCATGGTTGTGGCACAGTTTACAGGTATCTCTCTACAAAAAGACGATAGAGCATTTGTTTTATATAATCCAACAACAGGACAATATGAAGCACAAGCAGCAGGTAGTGGAGCACATATTAATGGACTGGCAAAATACCGTAAAGGATGGCGTAACTGCCATATCAAAGCATCCAACGACGCTTTCATTCAAGTCGTTTCTGTTTTCGCTGTGGGATTTGGCGATCATTTCTTTAGCAATAGTGGTGGCGACCTTTCTATCACTAATAGTAACAGTAACTTCGGAAATACTTCACTTAGATCAACAGGATTTAAGTCGGCAAGTTTTACAAAAGACAAGGCTGGGCAAATAACTCACGTTATCCCACCAAAAGGACTATCAGATGTTGAAGAGATCTCAGTTAACTGGGTAACCATTGATATTAATAAGACTAGAGCAGCAGCAGATCCTACAAAACTATTCCTATATGGTTACTCCGTAGAAACTGGCAAACCACCTTCAAAAGTCCAAGGCTATACAGTTGGTGCTAGAAGAGACGACGTAAACACCCCAGATAGAGTTTATGTGCTACTGGTTGCATCTGGTGCATCTGAGCCAACTACACACTACGCAGAGATTACACCTTCAGGTCCTACTGTAACAGGCACATCACCTGGTGATGATGACTCTCCTCTCAAGTGGGATAGCGTGCAAAACAACTGGTATATCCAAGTAGATGGTAGTCAGAATACAATTTATACTACACTACAGTCTAATACAACATATCAAAACCTCGGATTCACACCTACTACATTCATCCGTAGGGTGCCTGATGCTAGAAACCTTGTTGACAGAATCTATCGTTATCGTTACGTCCTTGATAAAGACGCATTCCCAGTGCCTAGGACACCGATTACTGGTTTCGTTATTCAGCCCAGATCTTCCGAGACTAACTCTCCTGCATATACAAGGACATACTACATCTATGCAGTCGAGACATATCAAGAGTTTGAAAGAGGTGTCACAGATGGTGTATACTATCTGACTCTTCTTAATGCTTCAGTTAGCCCAACAACAACTAACTTCAACGAATTCAACTTCTCTCAACAAACAGTTGATCTCTACCCTGCATTTGACAGAGACAATCCTGTTGCAGACCCTGCAGCATCTATCTCTGTTGCAGATAATGAAGTGTTGGGTCTAGTGAAGACAACTGACGGTGCATCTCCTACACCAAATGAGAATACTCAGCTCTCTATCACAAAAGAGACTACACAGTATTATCTACAGGAGTCACAAAATAACTTAGGATACACTACAGCATCTAACGTGTTGAATGGTATCTCAGTTACTGCACGTCTGGGTGATGCAGAGGAAAGAAAGATTCCTCTGAAACTTAACGCTGACAGTAGCGTCCAACCTCTGCTAGTAGAGCTGAGACGATACTCTATCCTTAGAGCGTCAGGTCA